TTCTGGATATGCAAACCTAGACACAATTACAATTCTAGGATCTCAACTTGGCGGTACTGATACCGTAAATGACTTAACCATTACAGTGCAGACAGTTAACGCTTCTGGTGGCATCACAGGAATTACAACTTCGGGAACTCCTTGGGATGGTAACCAAATTTACATTAATTACGTAGCAAACCCAACTGCATTTAACGCTCTATTCTTACCAAGAATTATCAGCTCTTCATATCAACCAGAAATTAGTGCAGCTGGAGAAGGATATAAAATTGGTTATCAATTCAATATTCCTGGAGTGTCTCTTGGTGGCGTTTCACCAACAAATGACCTTGTAATTACAGTCACTGATGTAAGTGATACTGGAGCTATTACAGAAATTAGTGCTGCTGGTACTCCAGTCTCTGGTGATTCGATTGCATTCTTCCCAGCAATTTCTTTGAGTTCTGCTACGTCTAACGTAATCGGAAATGGAACCAATGTTACATATGCCGCTATTGCAAAAATTCTTGTTGAATTCCAATCAAACCACGGTCTAGTTCCTGGCGATACTATTCTTTGCGCGATTACTTCTAATGGATCTGGTCATGATTTGGCATCTGGACCTTTCTTTGTAGACGAAGTTCCCGCTCTCAATCAACTCGCATACGTCGTTAGATCTACTGGAACTGTTTCCACAGGAATAACAGGTAGAGTATACCCAAGAACAGACTGCTTCTATACTCACAGACCTTTTGATGGTGGTGTGCAGTTAGGAACAGGTTCTCCTGCACATGGCGCACAGTCTGTTCGTCAATCTAAAAAGTACATCAGATATCAATCTGGTAAAGGTATCATGTATACCACTGGTGCTCTATTTGCACCATCATATGACTTGAGATCTGTAACCTCTGATGGAACTGCGGTTGGCAGTATTATTACTGTTGTTACTGATGACCTCAATCACGGTCTTCAAGTAGGTGCAGAAGTTCAACTACTAGGATTGAACACTCCTGGATATAATGATCATTATACGGTTGCATCTATTGTAGATGAAATTACTTTTACTGTTATTGCACAACAACCTTTAGCACTCACACAAGCAGCATTTGGAGATCAGCCATCAGTAGCTCTCTATAGATGGAAAGGTGCTACTGTTCGTGCTGGTGCATTTGATGATCAGAATGGTATTTTCTTCCAGTATGATGGAACAAACCTTGCAGTTGGATTGAGATCTTCTACATTCCAAATTGCAGGAACGGTGACATGTCAACCAAACTTAAACACGGTTCTTGGTAATAACACCAAATTTACAGAGCAGTTATCTGTTGGTCAAAGATTAGTTATCCGTGGAATGTCTCATGTTATTACAAAAATTGATAACGATACTAGACTCTTTGTAAATCCAGACTTTAGAGGTGTCTCACCCGCAGTTAATGTTAAAGCCGCATTGACTAAAGAAATTATTATTCCACAAGATAGATGGAACATTGACAAATGTGATGGAACTGGTAAGTCTGGTTACAACATCGAGATCAACAGAATGCAGATGATCGGATTCCAGTATACATGGTATGGTGCTGGATTTATTGACTGGATGCTACGTGGTCCTTCTGGTAACTTTATCTTCTTACATAGACTGAAAAATAACAACAGAAACAACGAAGCATTTATGCGTTCTGGTAACCTCCCTGTTCGTTATGAGGTCATCAATGAAGGTGCTAGAGGAAGACTCAATACGTTATTAACATCCACAGAAACTGATAGTTTGCAGTTACAATCTACTGGATCAGAATTGTTCCCCAACAGTGGAACTCTTTTAATCAACAATGAAATTATTAGATACACCAGTAAGCAAAATAGCACATTATCAGGATTGACTAGAGCAGCAACATTTACAAACTTTGCTGCTGGATCTCAAAGATCTTACACAGCAGGCGCAGCTGCAGACCACACTGTAAACACTGGTGTTATTCTACTGACAAATACTGCAACTCCACAAATTAATCACTGGGGTTCTGCATTCCTAACTGATGGTGGATTTGATGAAGACCGTGGTTACCTCTTTAACTACCAAGAAAAAGAAATTGAAATCACAACTACAAAGACCACTCTATTCTTGATCAGACTATCACCTAGCGTATCTAATGCTATCACAGGAGATCTCGGTGAAAGAGAATTGATCAACAGAGCACAGCTTCTTCTCAAGAATCTTGAGATTACCACCCAAGGTGGAACGTCCTCTCAAGGTGTTATTATTGAGGGTGTTCTAAATCCCAAGAACTACCCAACTAATCCAAATGACGTTACCTGGGCAGGTTTGAATACGGGCGGTGCAGGTGGACAACCATCATTCGCGCAGATTGCATCTGGTGGTGATATTACATTCATCGGCGGTACTGCTCCTATTAGTGCTGCTAACGCTGGAACCCAGAACTACTCTTCTAACTATGTCTTCTTCAATACATCAGACATCGGTGGTGTACAGATTGGTTGGTCTGTTACTGGTGGTGACTTGAGAGGAGGTACTACGGTTGTTAACATCTTCAGAAGAAACAGCAGTACAACATGGATTCAGTTCTCCGACAGAACTAGAGCAGGTAACGCAGGCACAACAACATATACATTCGAACCACTGACTGGTGCTGCAATTCCTGGGGAGCAGGTATTTGCATTCACAGCATCTCCTGGCAACAGAGACGCCATCGATCTTTCCGAACTGAAGGAACTTACCAACACCCCAATCGGTGGTAGAGGTACATTCCCCAACGGTCCAGACGTACTAGCGATCAACGCATACCTAACTTCTGGTAATCCAATTAATGCAACGATCAACGTTCGCTGGTCCGAAGCACAGGCATAAGGAGTAACTAATGGCAGAACCCGCATCGAGAGCAGAACTTAAAGAGTATTGCTTGAGGCGTTTAGGTCATCCAGTTCTTGAAATTAACGTAGATGATGATCAGCTGGATGACCTAATTGATGACGCTTTCCAATACTATAGAGAGCGTCATTTTGATGGCGTTGAAAAGATGTATCTCAAACATGAGATTACAGCAGATGATGTAACACGATTTGAATCTTCTAATGAAACAACATCGACGCTTGCTCCCGATGCAGCGACATGGGTGAACAGAAATAACTTTATTGAGATTCCAGAGCATGTAGTTGGGATCTCAAAAGTATTTGGTGTCTCTTCTAACTGGGTTCGTAATGACCTATTTGGATTGAGCAATCAATACTTCCTGATGGATATCTTCTCGTTCTCATCAGGTTTTGCTTTTGGCAACTTTGACATGACGAACTACTTTATGATTCGTCAATACTTCGAGACTCTTGACATGGTTGTCAACACTGGAGCTTTAGTACAGTTCAGATTTAACCAAAGACAAGATCGTCTGTTCATTGATATTGATCAGTCAAGATTGGCTGAAGGCAACTATCTTCTGATTGAGTGTTATCGCTATCTAAACCCAGATGATTATACTCAAGTCTACAATGATAGCTTTGTCAAGCAATATCTGACGGCATTAATTAAGAGACAGTGGGGTCAGAACCTAATCAAGTTTAACAACGTACAACTGCCTGGTGGTGTGTCACTAAATGGCAGACAGTTATTTGAGGATGCACAGAAAGAGATTGACGCTCTCATGGAGAAGAGCGCAACCTATTATGAACTTCCCCCAATGGATATGATCGGATGAAGAGTATCTATTTCCCACAACATGGTGGTGTCAACACCGAACAGAATCTTATCCAAAGTCTAGTAGACGAACAGATAAGATTATTTGGTAGTGATGTTTATTATCTTCCCAGGAAGATGATTAAAGATGTTCCTCTCAATGATGTATTGTATTCCGAGTTCAAGACTCAATACATGATTGAGATGCTACTGATCAATGTTGAGGGATTTGGATCACCATCTGAATTCATCAGTAAGTTTGGTCTACGTATCACCGATGAGATCACAATGGTGGTATCCCAGAACAGATGGAGTCAGGTATTCCAAGAGTTTGCTGACATCACTACTGTAGATGGTAGACCTAACGAAGGAGATTTAATCTACCTACCTCTTACAGAAGATCTATATGAGATCAAGTTTGTAGAAAGAGAAGCACCATTCTACCAGTTAGGTAAGAACTATATTTACACTCTAACCGCAGAAATCTACGAGCTCGGCAACGATGAGTTTGAAACTGGCATCGAAGAGATTGATGAGATCGAAGAGATCTTCGCACCTTCGATTACTATTGATATGGATCCAGCGGCTACCACACATTACATTCAAGGCGAGACAGTAACTGGTGGAACTACTGGCACAACTGCAGAAGTATCCTTCTGGGATAGAGATAATCACAAACTCACACTTATCAACAGAAACGGTAATTTTACCCCTGGAGAGACCATCACTGGATCTGAAAGTGGCGTTGTTCAAGACAGCGTAGAAGTCGATAACTTGACTCTAGAAAACGTTGAGTACGCCGACAATAAATATATTGAAACAACAGCTGATGATCTTCTCGACTTCACCGAGAGGAACCCATTCGGTGAGTATGGTAAAGTAACTGGTGAGTTCTGATGTTAGGTCCACATTTTTATAACGAGGCGATTAGAAAAACAGTAATCGGTTTCGGTACATTATTCAATAACATTGAGATCAGAAAAAAAGATCCATCAACTGGTGATGTGATCGAGGCAGAGAAAGTTCCTCTGGCTTATGGTCCCAAGAATAAATTCTTGACACGTCTTGAGCAGAATCCTGACGTTGATAAGAAGGTCGCTATCACGTTGCCACGTCTCTACTTTGAGATGACTGGTATCAATTATGATGGCTCAAGAAAGACTGCACCTACACAGAAATATAAGACTGTCGTCAATGATGATGGAACTGAAATTAAGATGCAGTATGTTCCTGTTCCATATAATATGGAGTTTGAACTTGGCATCATCTCTAAATCGCAGGATGATGGACTTCAAATTTTAGAGCAGATCTTACCATACTTCCAACCTAATTTTAATATCACTGTAAATATGATCAGTGATATGAACGAGAAGAAAGACATCTCCATTATTCTCAACGGTATCAACCACGAGGATGACTGGGATGGTGATTTCTTAAACAGAAGATTTATTACGTGGACTCTTAACTTCACTGCCAGGTCTTACATCTACGGTCCTTACAGCAACAGTGGTCTTATCAAGAAGGCAACTGTATACGAATCAATTGGAGATCCTGATCAGAACAAGCGTGCAGTTGCACTTACATACACACCAAAAGCATTGGAAGATAAAAACAATGATGGTGTTATTGATGCTGCAGACGATGCACTGGTTGTCAGCACAGATGACTTTGGATTTAACGAGGGGATTGAATTGCTATGAACGAATTTGAAAAGAACATGGAAGATATCTTTGATATCGAAGTTGAAACTACAGACATCGAACCAGTCGAAGAATCTAAACCATCCAAGCCCGCCCCCAAGAAAGAGGACAAGGATGATCAAAGTAAAGACTATGAATATTCTAGAGCACAGCTTTACAACCTCATAGATAAGGGTCAGGAGGCGCTCAACGGGGCGTTAGAGGTGGCGCAGGAGTCAGGGCACCCTAGAGCGTATGAAGTCGCTGTGAACGCTATGAAGCAGGTTGCAGACACCACTGACAAACTGATTGATCTACAGAAAAAGATGAAGGACCTTGAGGCACCTACCAAGCGAGAGACCAACAACACCACAAATAATTTGTTTGTAGGCAGCACAGCAGACCTACAGAAAATGCTCAAGCAAATAAATAAAGAAAAAGCAGAAGACTGATGTTACTTAAAGTAAAAGGAACAGCAACAGATATTGCTAGCAATCCTGTAGATTTAAACAAGGCAACAGTTTGTTCTGTTGTTAATATTCATACTGCTCCAGTATTGATTGCTTTGGGTAATGGAGCTACTCTGTACATTGCTGCTGGTGAGAGAGTTCTTATTGAAAAACTACCAACAGAAACTATTGATGCTCCTGGTCACACAGCAACAGAAATCTGGGCAACATCAGTAGGATACTAAAATGGCACAGTGGAACAAAGACGCTCAAGCATATAGAGCACAGGACACAACAAACTTTGAGGTAGTGATGCTTGCCGACCAAGACGGCAACCCACTGAATAGTTATGGATCCGCTGCTAACATCCCCATTGCTGCTGGACTGTTAGACGGATATTCCTCTATTGAAAAGTTCGGTAGAAATCCAAGTGTCGCTACAAGTATTGAAACTATTTGGGATCGTGGTGGTATCTACGAATATCTAACATCTGCTACAGCAGTTTATGTTTATTCTGCTAATGCTGCTGATGGATTGACTGGAACTGGAGCTAGAAAAGTAACAGTTCAAGGACTGGATACTGATTACAATTTGGTTCAGGAAGAAGTTACAGTTAATGGTGCTGCTTCTATACAAACATTCTTGAGAGTTTACCGAGCATTTATTACTGATGCTGGTTCTGATGGATACAATAGAGGTGATCTTGTTATCAGCACCGCAGCATCAGGAGCAGGCACAGTCGTAGCACAAATTGGTGGTGATGGAACTGGAGCTAACTATATTGGTTTTGGTCAAACTATGCTATCTTTGTATACAGTGCCTGCTGGTAAGACAGCATATCTAACACAGTGGACTATCGGAGCAGGAGATTACAATACATCAACATCTGCTTTCTTGAGAACCAGATTGCCAGTCAATGGATTTGTGATGACAACATCAGATACTATGTCAGTATCGGGTGGTTTCCATGTAAAGAACTATTCTATTCCACTAAAGTTTAACGAGAAAGTAGACATTGAAGTTCAGGCATTCAATGGTGCTGGAACTCAAATCAGTTCAACATTCAATCTCATTCTCGTAGATAACTAATGAGGTATAAATATGAAGTCGTTCAAACAGTTAAGGCATGACATCTCCGAAGGAGCAGCCTGGACAAAAAAATCAGGACAGAACAAATCTGGAGGACTCAACGAAAAAGGACGAAAGTCTTATGAAAAGGAAAATCCAGGATCTGACCTCAAAGCACCAAGCAAGAAGGTTGGAAATCCCAGGAGGGCATCCTTCTGCGCTCGAATGAAGGGCATGAAGAAGAAATTAACCAGCAAAAAAACTGCTAACGATAAGGACTCTCGTATCAATAAGTCTCTTCGTGCGTGGAATTGCTGACATAACTGTAAAAATATTGTTAAAATTGTGTATTATTACATAGTGAACCTATAATTAGTAAGTGAGTTTTGATATGAAAATGCGTCTCAACGACACAGATATAACACGTTTAATCACAGCCTGTAAACTCTATCAAGAGAATACTGGTAGTGAATGGATGTGGGAACAATATGATGACTTGATCAATAAGCTCAAAACTTATCAAGATCAATATTCGACAAAAGAATGAAATTTATTTTCGCATTTCTTGCAACACTATTCCTGGCAGCACCCGCATGGGCAGTTGATGTTCAGATGGGTTACAACGGTAACCTAGTTTTTGAACCATCAGAGATCACTATTGCTGCAGGAGAATCGGTTCACTTTGTAAACAACATGCTACCACCTCACAATGTGGTTGTAGAAGATCATCCAGAAATCTCTCACGAAGGTCTCGCTATGATGCCTGGTGAAGAGTTTGATGTGACTTTCACTGAAGCAGGAGATTACACTTACTGGTGTGGTCCTCATAAAGGTGCAGGCATGATCGGTACTGTGCATGTAAACTAATGTTTAAAGACTGGGGCAAGGGGGTGAATCCACCCGAAAGATTAACCGAAGAAAGAGTGCAGGAGATGATCGATGCTGCCATACGCCGTCATAATCGGAATGCTTCGATTATTAGTATGTGTGTTGGTTGGGTTGTTCTTGCACTTTTTGCTGAAGGTCTGCTTCGACTTATCGGAGTAATACCCCCCGTACTGCCATGGCTCAACATTACCCTGAACTGATTGGTATTGTTCTACTGTTGGTGTTTGCTGCCACAATGTTCTATCAGGGGACATTGATTATGACAGGCAAACGTGGTTATAGGCACTGCGAACGAGAAAAACAAAAAATGGATAATGCTCGTAAGCAAATAGAAGATTTATTTAAAGACATATGAAAGTAGGAATGATCGGATTAGGTAGGATGGGTGAGGGTATGTCTCGCCGTCTTATCGCAGCAGGACATGAAGTTCATGGTTATCGCAACAATGTTAAAAAAGCAAATGAACAATATGAGAAGGGTTATATCAGTGGATATACCACTTCTCTGGAAAGCCTTGTTCAAATAGTTAAGACTAAAGAATTATATGGAGAGAAGTCTGGAGAAACTCTACGGTTTCCACAACCAGGCATCTTCATGATGGTGGTTCCAGCAGAAACTGTAGAGGATACACTCAATGACTTACTACGATTTTGTCGTGAAGGCGATATTATTATTGATCATGGCAATAGCAATTTTAAGGACAGTCGGAAAAGAGCCGAGCGCCTTGCAAAACTTGGCATCGCGTATATTGACTGTGGTACTAGTGGTGGTGTTTACGGTCTGGACCGTGGATACTGTCTTATGGTTGGTGGCGGAGATACTGCGGTCACCACTTGTCGTCCAATTTTTGATGCCCTCGCCCCAGGAATTGATTCTGCCCCCAGGACTCAACCTAACTCATGGGTAACACAAGCAGAGCACGGATGGTTGCATTGTGGTGGACCAGGAGCAGGTCATTTTGTCAAGATGGTCCACAATGGTGTTGAGTACGGTATAATGCAAGCATATGCCGAAGGGTTCAACATTCTACATGAAGCAAATGCTGGTGCCAAGTATGTCAAAGCAGGAGATGCAGAAGTCGCCCCAATGGACAACCCTGCCGATTATCAGTACGACATTAATGTTGCTGAAGTGGCTGAGCTTTGGCGTCGTGGTAGCGTGGTTGGTAGTTGGTTGCTCGATCTTACCGCTGATGTTCTACGGCGCGATCGAGAGCTTGGCAAGTTCGATGGTGGAGTATCAGACTCTGGTGAGGGTCGTTGGACGGTTCACGCTGGTGTGGATCTTGGCGTACCCATTCCTGTTATCAGCAGTGCGCTGTGGGCACGTTTTGAGTCACGCCGTCTTGGTGCTTTCACGGCCAAGGTTCTGAACGGAATGAGAGCAATGTTTGGTGGTCACGATGTTAGGTGAAGCACTCAAGTGGGTGGCAATACCCTTTGTATTGGCCACGATATATTTCGGGCTACGAAAAGGTGAAAATGACTACTACGACTCGGACGACTATGATGGAAACGGAACCGCACACTGAAATACTTACTTACCAGATAGTAATCTTCGGTGCTACTGGAGATCTGGCAAAGAAGAAACTAATCCCTGCTCTGTATAAACTACATCAGAAAGATTTACTTCCAATTAATCTTGTGATTGTAGGGACATCTCGTCGTGAGATCGCAAAACAAACATGGGTGGAATCTTTGGGAGAGTATCCTGAAGACTTTCTCCATCGTCTGGATTGGATTAGCACTGATCTGGATAATCCAGAGTCATTGAAAAATCTACCAGATGCAGATGATTCAACTTACTTCTTATCCGTACCCCCAGAACGATATGAGAATGCTATCATCAATCTCAAAGAAGCAGGACTCCTCAACAACCCAGAACTCTCGCGTGTTGTTATTGAGAAACCCTTTGGGCACGATTATAAATCTGCTGATCGTCTATCAACTGTGGTTGCTAGATGTCTACGCGAGAAACAAGTCTATCGCATTGACCATTATCTCGGCAAAGATACTGTCAATAATATTCTTGCTACACGGTTTAGTAATATTCTTCTTGAACCACTCTGGAATCGCCAGTATGTAGAAGAAGTGCAGATCTTTGCTTCGGAGACTATTGGTTGTGAGGGTCGTGCCCAGTATTATGAGACCGCTGGTGCTGTCAGAGATATGCTACAGAATCATATTCTGCAAGTTCTGGCATTGATTGCTATGGAACCTCCAAGCAAAATGTCAGCAAAAGAAGTCAGAAGAGAGAAGACAAAAGTTTTATCCGCTACTAGACTATCAGAGAACATTATTCTTGGACAATACGATGGCTACCGTAACGAAGAGGGCGTTGATCCTAACAGTGGTACTCCTACCTATTTTGCTGGTACTTTATTCGTCGATAACTGGCGTTGGGAAGGAGTTCCTTTTAATGTCATGACAGGAAAAAAACTACCATACCAGTGTGTAGAGGTAGTCATTAAACTCAAAGCACCACCGCTAAAACTCTATGAAGGTGAAATCAACGATCGTATTGTCATGCGTCTACAGCCTAATCCTCATCTGGACATTAGGATGGATATTAAATCTCCTGGGCTCAATGATAATCTTGAATTGGCTACACTCACTCACGACTACCCCCAAGATAGAGCAATCGACGGATATGAAAAACTCCTCTATGATGCTATAAATGGAGACCAATCGCACTTTGTCCATGTCGATGAAGTTATGGAAAGTTGGAGGATTGTAGATGACCTTCTGTGTACTGGTGATAGTTGTCCAATTCGTACTGTCCCTTACATCTACGGTGGTGGATGGGGTCCAGAGTACAAAACACACATGATAACTGTTTGGGATTATCCAGCATGATACATAATGTTCAATTGTTCATCAGAGCAACGATGCAAACTCCTTGGTGCCTTGGTGTCATGGGGTTTCTTCTTGTATTCGTTCCTATTCTAGGTATGTGGGCAGTCCATAAATATAATTGGGAGCACTGGGAACCTTTTCATAGGAGCCACAAATGAATCCACTTATCTTAATTGGTTGCTTTACTCCATTAGCAATTATTTTCATAGTGATGAAACTTGCTGTTTGGATTGAAGCAGTAAACGAGGAGACTGATTATGTCAGAAAAGAACCTCTACGAGAACGAGGACCCTTCTTGGAAAATCCATATGCAGACGTTGATGCGGAGGAAGAAGAATTTGGAGATCGCACAGACTATCAATGATGCTCTGTATGAATGGTATTCAGAGCAAGGTAGAGATGTTCCAGAATGGAAACGAAAAGATCCAGACTGGTGGATTAAATACCTAATTAGTTTAGGAATTGATCCGAAGAATCCATGAATTTATTTTTACGCCCCCTGGAAGATGTAAACGATGTGACCTGGAGTATTATCTGGTCACTCGTTCTTCTTTTGGGGGGCGTTGCTTATTACATATATACAATTATGAAATTAGCATACGAGGAACTAGAAGATGGGAGCGATGACACCACCCAGCAGGAAGAGTTGTTACAACTTCCGAGTGATAAGCATAGATAGAGTGTTGGATGGGGATACGATCGATGTCACGATTGATCTCGGTTTTGACCTCTACAAAAAAGAGAGGGTCAGAGTTGCAGGTGTAGATACCCCAGAGAAACGTACAAGAGATTTAGAGGAGAAAGCACTTGGACTCGACGCAACCAGATGGCTCAAAGAAAAACTGGAAGGTGCCATTTCTGGTGACGATGATCTTGTTATCCGTACTGAACTTGTCGGCGGTGTTGGGAAGTATGGGCGTCTTCTGGGTTGGCTTTACATTGGGGACGCAGAGTTGTCCCTCAATGAGCAAATGATTACAGAAGGTTACGCTTGGGAATATGATGGCGGCACCAAGCAAAAGAACTTTGAAGAACTACTAGAAATCAGACGTACCAACGGAACTCTCGTTGAGTAATCAATATATTATCAGCATGTAAAGACATACTTATTAAATTGTAATATAAATTTACAACATTTTTTGCTACATAGATCTATAATGTATTGTAGCTGGATGTAACAGAATGTATGGCACATATTTAATTCTCGTCTTCGTTCTCATCCTCTTCGCTGTAGGAGGAGTAGAACCAACGATGAGATTTTTTGCCTATGTTGATATCGAGTTACGTTGGCACTGGGTAATTTTTAGAGCATACTTCTTAAGAAGAAAGTTGGAAAAAGAGCTTGGTATCAAACCCACAAGTTTCTCGGAACATTACAAAACATATGGCAAACAATAAAGAAATGTCTGATCTGTCTATGAGCAGAGCAGAATGTCCAAAGTGTGGTGCTGTTTGGATTAACGGTCAACATTACTGGTCTGGCACAGGCAAGAAAGGAAACGAACTTGATCTTGCTGGTCTTGTGTGTAACAAGTTAGGAAACCACCAATGCATTAATCCTTGCAAGGGACAAGATGGTGGCACAACATGGGAAGATCGTTTGGAGCAACTTGATCAAGATCATCCGCTGGAATAAATAGTAGTGGTGAACTAGTTTCTTATGGCATCCGATCAGATTTATCTTGGCAATCCGCTTCTAAAGAAAGCAAACGTCCAGCAGGATTTTACCAAAGAACAGATTGCAGAGTATGTCAAGTGTGCGAAAGACCCTGTATACTTCACCAAGAACTATGTACAGATCGTATCACTCGATGAAGGTCTGGTGCCATTCAAAATGTGGGACTTCCAAGAGGAACTGATCTGGAACTTTCACAAGAATAGATTTAACATTGCGAAGCTACCTCGTCAGACTGGCAAGTCTACGACGGTGGTTTCGTATTTGTTGCATTATGCGTTGTTTAATGACAGCGTTAACATTGGTATCCTCGCCAACAAAGCAAGTACCGCAAGGGATCTACTCGGTCGTCTTCAGACAGCATATGAAAACTTACCGAAATGGATTCAGCAAGGCGTGATATCATGGAACAAAGGTAGCATGGAGTTGGAAAATGGCAGTAAGATATTGGCAGCTTCTACATCTGCGTCTGCTGTCCGAGGCATGTCGTTCAATATCATCTTCCTCGACGAGTTCGCGTTCGTCCCTAATCACATCGCTGAATCGTTCTTTGCCTCTGTTTATCCTACTATTACTTCTGGTAAAAGCACGAAAGTAATTATCATCTCAACGCCACAAGGCATGAACCACTTCTACAAGTTGTGGACTGATGCACAGAATGGTAAGAACGGATATACGTGGTCGGAAGTACACTGGTCACAAGTCCCAGGTAGAGATGATAAGTGGAAAGAAGAAACGATTAAGAACACGTCTGAACGACAGTTCACACAGGAATTTGAGTGTGAGTTCCTTGGATCGGTTGATACTTTAATCTCTGCTGCAAAGTTGAGAGCACTCACATTCATTGACCCAGTGAAGCGTAGTAATGGACTCGACATTTATGAAGAACCAAAGAACGGTAACGAGTATCTTTTTACAGTTGATGTTAGTCGCGGCATTGGCGGAGATTATTCTGCTTTCATTGTTTATGACATTACTACGGTTCCATATAGGGTAGTAGCAAAATATAGGAACAATGAGGTCAAGCCTATGTTGTTCCCAAACATTATCAATGACGTTGCGAGAGCGTACAATAATGCATGGGTTTTGTGCGAGGTGAACGACGTAGGAGACTCTGTGGCGTCGATTCTAAATTATGACCTAGAATATCCTAACGTGCTTATGTGCGCCATGAGAGGGCGTGCAGGGCAGATTGTGGGGCATGGATTCTCTGGAACCAAGACCCAGTTGGGTGTGAAGATGAGCGTGACTGTGAAGAAGGTTGGATGTGCCAACCTCAAGCAGATCGTAGAGGATGACAAACTCATCTTCAATGACTATGAAATCATTAACGAACTTACTACGTTTATTCAGAAGAAGCAATCCTTTGAAGCGGATGAAGGATTCCATGATGACCTAGTAATGTGTATGGTAATCTTTGCATGGCTTGTTCAGCAAGATTACTTCAAAGAGATGACTGATAATGATGTTCGTAAGCGTATCTATGACGAACAGCGTAATCAGATCGAACAAGACATGGCACCATTTGGATTTATCACTACTGGGTTAGAAGGTGATGATGGATTCGTAGATCAAGGATCTGTTTGGGAATATGGCGAAACGCAAGAAGACGTTAGTTATATGTGGAGTATCTAATGGACGTAGAAGATCTTTTCGATTTAGACCATCTTATTTTCAAAGAAAGAAAGTGCAGAACTTGTGGTGTCAAGAAAGACATTCTTGTAGATTTTTATAGAACTCGCAAAGATAGAACTTCTTCTTCAGCATATTCATATGAGTGTAAAGACTGTACTAAAAAAAGAATAGTATTGAGTAGGATGACCAATGCTGTTTTTGATAAATGGGAATATCCTGACTGGTAGAGTGTTCATGCATTGTTTCCCCACTTGAGAGAGTAGAAATAATAAATATTTTTAGATCAAGTTTGGTAACTTACAGGAGTTAAACATGGCAAGTCAAGTCTCGCCTGGAATCGTTCTAAAGGAACGCGACTTATCTAATGCTGTCATCGTCGGCGCATCCACAATTACTGCTGGTGTTGCATCAACTTTCCAAAAGGGTCCTATTGGAAAGCCAACACCTATCAGTTCACAGAAAGAACTTCTTTCTATTTTTGGTGCTCCTGCTGAACAAAATGCAGAAGATTGGTTCGTTGCTTCAGAATTCCTCAACTATGGCGGAAGGTTAAATGTGGTACGTGCTGCCACTGGAGTAAATAGCGCAACAGATACTGGAACAGCAGTCATTGTTAGAAATGATGAAGACTGGGAAGCAGGTAACGGAAACGGAAATTTCCTCGTAGCAAGATCTGCAGGTAAATGGGCAAATGATCTTAAGGTTGTTTTTGTTGACCGTGGTGCTGATCAGTATGTAACTCTATCAAATACCCCTGCTTCAATTGCTATGGGCGATACGCTAACTTTTGTTGGCGGAAAAACTGGTACTGTTTATTCGTGGGATGCAGCAAGTAAGACGGCTGCTGTTATTCTTGATGACCCCACATCTAGACTAACTACATCCGATTCTCTAGATTCACCAGAAATTGGTATTACAGCAACTATCGGAACATTTGTTGCTGGTACTGGTTATCAGTCAGCTACGGCAGTTGCTACTACTGGTGGTCAAGGATCTGGTCTAACGGTTGATACTACAGTTACTGTTGGTACTATTCTTACTCTTTCTGGTGGTGCTGGTGGTAGTTCTTATATCACCCAAACTGGATTAGCAACAACTGGTGGTACTGGATCTAATGCTACTGTAGACGTAGTTGCAACTGCTGGTTCTGTAACTAGCATCGCTATTAATAGTGGTGGTACTGGTTATACTGTTGGCGATACACTAACAATTGCTGCTGGCGATAACAACGCAACATTTACTGTAGCTTCAGTAGAGGGTGGAGTTGCATCTGCAGTCATTAACAACGCTGGTGTAGGTTACGTTGTTGGTGATACCATCACGATTGCTGGTGGCGGTGGAGATGCTACATTCGAAATTGCAACTGTAGTTGACGGTCAAATTACTATCTCTGCTGTAAGAGATTGGTACACCACAACCCAGATCGGATCAACTGGTCTTACTCTATCGGCTATCGGTCCTCGTCCTGGCACTTCACAGTATGCTGAAGAAAAAGGTCTTAAGTATGACGAGATTCACGTTGCTGTTGTTGATGTAACTGGTGTATACAGCGGTGCTGCTAACACAGTCGTCGAAAGAGTCCTCTATGGTTCAAAACTCTCTGATGGTAGAAGTGCAGAAAATGCTGCTAACTACTTCAAAGATTTAATCAACGATCAATCAATTGCTATCTTCAATGGCACTGCTCCTGCTGCTGCTTGGAATCCTTCTAGTTCTGGTGCTGGTGTAGCACTAGGTTCAGACTCCAGTGCTCTAACTTCTGGAGATGCATTCCAATTGGTTGGTAAGTTAGAAGCAACACTACAAGGTGGTGCTGATGATTATGCTTATACAGCATCGGAAATTGAGACTGCATTTGATGAGTTTGCGGATACAGAACTAGTTGATATCAACTTCCTACTCATGGGAGGTTCTCTCTCAACCGAGACTGATACAAAAGCAAAAGCAAATAAAGTAATCTCTATTGCTGCTGCAAGAAAAGACTGTGTTGCTTTTGTTTCACCACATAAAGCAAACCAAGTAGGTAGTGCTGGTGTCCTCACCGCATTCCAACAGAAGGAGAACACACTGAACTTCTTCAACGGAATGACTTCTACTTCATATGCAGTATTTGATAGCGGTTATAAGTATTACTACGATCGTTTCAACGATAAGTACCGCTACATCCCTTGCAACGGCGACGTTGCAGGTCTTTGCGTTAACACTTCAGCTCTCCTAGATGACTGGTATTCACCTGCTGGCGTCAACAGAGGTTCACTTCGTAACGCAATCAAGCTTGCTTACAATCCAAGCAAAGCAGACAGAGACGAACTCTACATGAACAGAATTAACCCTGTGGTTATTTTCCCTGGTAGTGGAGTCACTCTGTTTGGAGACAAGACTGCTCTTGCATCACCTTCAGCGTTCGATCGTATCAACGTTCGTCGCCTCTTCCTCAATCTTGAGAAGAGAGTTGGTGATCTCGCAAAAGGAGTTCTATTTGAGCAAAACGATGCGACAACTCGTTCTGCTTTTGCCTCTGCTGTTAACAGCTATCTGGCAGAAGTTCAGGCACGTCGCGGCGTAACTGATTTCCTTGTGGTATGTGATGAGTCCAACAACACCCCAGATGTAATTGATCGTAACGAGTTTGTCGCTGAACTCTTCGTTAAGCCAACTCGCTCAATTAACTACATCACCGTAACCTTCACAGCAACGAAGACTGGTGTCACGTTTGCTGAAGTAGTCGGTCGCTGATATAATCACACACAAGAGGTAAACTAAAATGGCAACTAAATTAAACGATTTTCTAACTAAAATTGGTGAAGGCGTTAAGCCTAATATGTTTGCGGTCGATATTAATTGGCCACAAACATTGGCAAACGCACCGAAGAGCGATGATCTAGATTTAGTAAACCTCCTCTGTAAGTCCGCAGCACTCCCAGCATCAAACCTGGGAGTGATTGAGGTTCCTTTCAGAGGAAGAACAGTCAAGATTGCTGGTGATCGCACTTTCGATACATGGTCCGCAACATTCTTCAACGACAGAGAGTTCAAGCTTCGCGCTTACTTCGAGAAGTGGTTGGAGCAAATCAACACTCACGAAACCAACAACTCGCCACTGTTTAAACCAAACAATAGCGAAGGTTACATGGCAACATTGGGTGTCAAGCAACTTCGTAAGGACAGCACCGAAGCTGGTAGTGTCTTACGTCAGTATGATCTACTTCACGCTTTCCCAACTAGCGTTTCTCAAATTGATCTTGCTTATGACAGCAACGATCAGATCGAAGAATTCACAGTTGAGTTCCAGTATTCATACTGGAAGGCAGTAGATCCTTCCGCTAGCGCAATCACTAGTGGTGCATCAGCAGACCCAGCAGGCAGCGGCATCAGAATTGAAGCCTGATAAATAGTACATCAAGGGTACTGTTTAATTAATCATGAGTCAACTGTTTGGTTTTCTAATCAACAAAGGAAAGGAGGATAGGGGTCAATCCCCTATCCCTCCTAATAGTGATGACAGCGTAGCCACCGTAGCAGGTGGCTATTTTGGTACATACGTAGATGTCGAAGGTGTCTCCAAGAATGAGTATGAACTCATCAAAAGATATCGCGACATGTCACTTCATCCAGAAGTCGATACTGCTATCGACGAGATTGTGAACGAGTTTGTTGTCAGCGATGCTGATGATAGTCCCGTTGAGATTGAACTGTCTAATCTTGACATCGGAGCAGGCGTCAAGAAAAAAATTAGAGATGAATTTGATCGTATCAAAAAGATGATCAACTTCGACAAGAATGCTCACCAGATTATTCGTAATTGGTATGTTGATGGTCGTACATATTACCACAAAGTAGTAGATTTAGACAACCCCAGAAAAGGTATTCTTGAACTGCGCTACATTGATCCACTAAAGATCCGCAAGGTTCGCCAAAAGATCACCAATCCAACTGCTGCTGCTAATCCCAATCTGGTACGAGGCACGGCATTAGAATATGATTGGGGAGACTATGTAGATTACTATCTCTACAATCCCAAAGGATTCTCTGGTTCGATGGGTATGCCTAGCAATAGTGCATCAGACTTCTCGACCAACAACGGTATTAAAATTGCTTCTGATTCTATCGCCACTTGTAACTCTGGTGTGATGGATCTGAACAAGAAGTATCAGTTGAGTTTCTTACACAAAGCAATCAAGTCTCTCAATCAACTGCGTATGATTGAAGACTCTCTTGTTATCTACAGATTGTCCCGTGCTCCAGAACGTAGAATTTTTTACATCGATGTCGGCAATCTACCTAAAGTAAAAGCGGAGCAGTATCTCCGTGATGTGATGGCGCGTTATCGCAACAAGCTTGTTTACGATGCTGCCACTGGGGAAATTCGTGATGACAAAAAGCATATGAGTATGCTGGAAGACTTCTGGCTTCCTCGCCGCGAAGGTGGTAGAGGAACCGAGATCTCTACTCTACCTGGCGGACAGAACCTTGGCGAACTTAAGGACGTTGAGTATTTCAGAAAGAAACTATACAACTCCCTAAACCTGCCACCATCTCGTCTGACAGACGATAACAAGGCATTCAACCTTGGAAAGACCACAGAGATTCTGCGCGACGAACTGAAGTTTAGTAAGTTCATCGGTCGTCTCCGCAAGCGTTTCTCTTCACTCTTCCACGATATTCTAAAGACTCAACTGATCCTCAAGGGTATTATCACACCCGATGACTGGGATGAGATGGAAGAGCATATCCAGTATGACTTCCTGTTTGACAATCATTTCAATGAATTAAAGGAACAAGAGATGATGATGCAGCGCATCACTCTCGTTACACAGATGGATCCTTTTGTTGGTAAGTATTTCTCTTCAGAGTATATCCGCCGTCAGGTTCTCATGCAGACCGAGAAAGAGTATAAAGAAATTGATAAGCAGATGCGTTCTGATATTGATTCAGGTATGGCAATTGATCCTGTTGATGTTAATACTCTGGACATGATGGACAAGCAAAACTCTGCTTATCAACCAGAGATTACAGCGCAGCAGGCATCTGATTCTGCGGATCGTGAACTGGAAAAAGCGAAAGAGATGGAAAAATTAAAGCCCGCTCCCACCGCTTCAAAACCAAAGTCTAATAAATAATTCATATCTACGGATAATTTTAATAGTATGGATACACCATTAGAATCTGAATTGGTTGACATTGTTGATCTAATCGCAGACAAAAAACGCGGAGAAGCGTTGGATAAAATCAATGACTATCTTTATTCAAAGGCATCCGACGTTATCGACACGTACAAACAAACAGTAGCCTCATCATATTTTGATGAACCTACTGGGGACGAACCATCGGCAGAAGAATGAAACTTATCACAGAAAACATCGAGGACATCCAAATCCTTACCGAGGAAAAGGATGGTAAGAAGAACCTCTACATTGAGGGTGTATTCTTGCAATCCGAAATCAAGAATCGTAACGGTCGCATCTATCCTTTCTCTGTTTTAGAAAAGGAAGTTAATCGTTACAACGAAGAGTACGTCAAAACAGGACGTGCTCTGGGAGAGCTTGGACATCCCGATGGACCAACTGTGAATCTTGATCGTGTGTCACACAGAATTACATCTCTGAAAGCAGAAGGCAATAACTTCATTGGCAAGGCACAGATTCTTGCTACACCAATGGGTAGCATTGCGAAGTCCCTGCTTGAGGAAGGTGTGAAGTTAGGAGTTTCTTCCCGTGGTATGGGTAGTATTGATCGCCAAGAGAATGCTAACTATGTCATGGATGATTTCATGCTTGCAACTGCAGCAGATATTGTTGCAGATCCTTCCGCCCCTGATGCATTTGTAAACGGCATTATGGAAGGTAAGGAATGGGTATGGGACAACGGTATTCTCCAGGAGAAAACTGTTGCTAAATATCAAAGACACATTAATGAATCATCGAGAAGAGAGTTGGAAGCAAGAACACTACAGGTGTTTGAGCACTTCCTCTCAAATCTCTAATATTAATAAATAATCATAGAATAATTATCAGAAATTTACGGGGAAACTCAAATGTCAGATATGTTAAAGGAAAAATTTGAGGAGTTTGTAACCGAATCAGGTTTGGTTGTAGAAGCTGGCGATCCTATGCCAACTGTTTCCGCATCCGTTATTCCTGGTGGTGGTACGCATAGTGCTTCTGGTCAATCAAAGACAGAAGTAAACTCCAAAGGTGGCAGTGCAGAAGGAAAAGGTTCTATCGGTACTGACGCTGTAAACGGTTATGGCGCACAACAGTCGATCACCGACAACGGTGGTCCACGTCCAGATGGTAACGAAGAGGGCGAGGATAATCCTGGCGCTAAAGCAGCTGCTCCTGTTAAGCCAGTCAGTGGTGATCCCCAGCAAAGAGCTGGTGAGTCTACTGGTATGAACGCACAACCCTCTGTTGGCACAAACGTATCATATGGAACAAAGACTGGTCCTGACGTTTCTTATCCCATCAAGCCTTCCTTTGAATCACTTGACATGAGTGCAGACGTTGCAGCACTCACCGAGGGAACCGAACTTTCTGAAGAGTTCAAAGAAAAAGCAACGACAATTTTTGAGGCAGCAGTCAAGTCCAAGCTTTCTGAAGAGTGGAAGAAACTCGAAGAGCAGTTTGAAACTCGTCTCAATGAGCAAGTATCTGAAGTTAAAGCAGAACTTGCTGAAGAAGTTGGTGGCACCGTTAAGTATGCTATCAGCGCATGGTTAGAAGAGAACCAAGTCGCAGTTGATCGCGGCATCCGTAATGAGATCACTGAAGATTTCATTGCTGGACTCAAGAATCTCTTCCAAGAGCATTACATCAATATCCCCGACGACAAAGTTGATGTCGTTGAGGGTCTGACTGAAGATCTTCGTAAGATGGAGGAACGCCTTGACGAACAGGTCAAAGCAAATGTGAAACTTCAAGGTCGTCTTGATGAGTCTGCAAAAACTGTAGTTCTGAACATTGTTTCAGAAGGTCTGGCAGACACTCAAAAAGATAAACTAGCTTCTCTCGCTGAAGGCGTAGAGTTTGAGACAGAAGAGAAGTTCGCAGAGAAATTAAAAACTCTCCGCGAGTCATACTTCCCCTCGGGTTCTGCTCCAAAGGCAGAAGTTACCGATGAAACCCCAGTAGAAGGCGAGGCAGTATCCCCAGCAATGGCGGCTTACCTCAACGCAATCAACCGCTGGAATTCCTGATAATATAAATCCCTTTTCTAAAAACACTCGGAGTTACAAATGTTTAACGCAGAAAGACTCCAGGAAAAGTGGTCGCCTGTTCTAGGTCACGAAATGGCTTCGCCAATTACTGACCGTTATAAGAAGGCTGTTACCTCTGTTCTCCTGGAAAACCAAGAAAGATTTCTACGCGAAGAGCGTGGAATGCTAAACGAAGTTGCTGTCAACTCACTCAATACTTCAGCAAGTTTGGGTACTGGCGCACCTCTCGGCAACAGCGCAGATAACGCAACTGGACTTGCTGGTTTCGATCCCGTTCTAATCAGCCTTGTCCGTCGTGCAATGCCTAACCTAATGGCATATGACGTTTGTGGCGTTCAACCAATGTCAGGTCCTACTGGACTAATCTTCGCAATGCGTTCACGCTACGAAGGTCTACAAGGCGAAGAGGCACTCTTCAACGAGCCTGACACTGGATTCTCTGCATCTTACGATGCAACCGCTGGCGCTTACACACCTAGAACTGGTGCTGGTGTTGGTGGCGATTCTGAAGGCAACAACCCCGCTCTGCTCAACGATGCAGCACCTGCTGCTAACGCATATGAAGTAGGTCGTGGAATGCCCCGCGAAGATCTTGAGCGCATGGGCGAAGCGAACAGACTGTTCCGCGAAATGTCCTTCAGCATCGAGAAGACCTCGGTAACCGCGAAGTCCAGAGCACTCAAAGCAGAGTACACCCTAGAACTCGCACAAGACCTCAAGGCGATCCATGGTCTTGATGCAGAGCAAGAACTCGCTAACATTCTGTCCAGCGAAGTTCTAGCAGAAATCAACCGTGAAGTCGTTCGTACCGTCTACACCGTTGCAAAGAAAGGTGCTCAAAACAACGTAGCAACCCCTGGCGTATTTGACCTCGACGTTGACTCCAACGGTCGTTGGTCGGTTGAGAAGTTCAAAGGTCTTCTCTTCCAAATCGAGCGTGACGCTAACGCTATCGCACAAGACACTCGTAGAGGAAAGGGCAACTTCCTGATCTGTTCAGCTGACGTTGCTTCTGCACTCGCAATGGCTGGTGTACTTGACTACTCTTCAGGTCTCAACGGTGCTGGTGGTCCTTCCATCGGTCAGGTTGATGACACTGGTAACCTTTCAGTCGGTACTATCAACGGTCGCATCAAGGTCTATGTTGATCCTTATGCTGCTAACCTTTCCGATAAGCACTACTATGTTATCGGTTATAAGGGTACTTCACCATATGACGCAGGTCTATTCTACTGCCCATATGTTCCCCTCCAGATGGTTCGTTCGATCGATCCTAACACCTTCCAGCCCAAGATTGGCTTCAAGACTCGTTACGGCATGGTATCGAACCCATTCGTCACCACCAACGGTGCATACAACGGCACTCCCGATGGCGAAACCCTCTCGGCAAATGCAAACATGTACTACAGAAGAGTACAAGTTATCAACCTCATGTGATCCATCACTTCAGGTTTTCCACAGACCTCCCGAAAGGGGGGTCTTTTTTTGTCTAAATAATTATTGCTCTACGTCATAGAGAATAATGGCAACCCTAGAAGAAGCGAAAGCAGCAAAAGAAGCAAAACTACAGGAACAGAAAAAAAATTCTAATACTACCGTAGATCCTAGTAAATCCTCTAGGTCTCCATTAAAAACTGTTGCTGTTGTTGCGGGAACTTTATTTGCTTTGTCGCATATTGGTCTTCTGGGTTATGTTTTGAGACCACAAGAGAAAGTGCAACCAGTTCCTACGATTAATATTCCAAGAGGACCCTATTCATCTTACAAAATTAAAGCGGGAAAAGATGGATATGAGATTGAATATCGTTCAGATGATCCTAAAGTTTTAGAATCAGAAAGATCTCTTAACCTCAACAAAGAGAAGAGAGGAATGTTTGGAGGTGGTACGGAAAAAAGATTAGAATATCGTCGCGATCAATATACCAGAGAAGGAACTCGTAACCTTGGAGGTGATACAAACTCCGAGGGAAAGTCTGCGAAACAAGTAGAATGTTTAATCGCGGACGCTGGAGCTCGGTCACAAGGTGCTATGGCGGGTAGTGCTATCGCTGCTGGTGTTGCTGTTCCTGCCGTCTCTAGCATTCCTTACATCGGATGGTTAGCAGGTGGATGGGCTCTATTGTTAGGTCAGAAGGCGGGATCAGAACTAGGATCTCAAGTAGGACAAGTTTTCAACGACTGCTAAATAGTAGTAGCTTGGGAAGTTGACATGTCTGCCGATTGGTATAAGGAACAGTTAGTAAATAGAAACTACCTAACACCAGTAGGTTTCAAGTTGAAGCTTGAAAGATTTGCTGCTGTAGATTTCTTGTGCCAAGCAGTCAATCTCCCTGATGTATCCGCGCAGGTTACTCAAGTACCTACAAGGTTCAGGGAGTATCCAATTATTGCTGGTGGTGGAGTAACTTATGGCGATCTTCAGCTTCGTTTTATCGTAGATGAAGACATGGTAAATTATTCTTCTATCTGGAATTGGATTCGCGATAACGGAAATGCTGATAGAGATGGAGATGTGGAGGGAGAGGGTTATTCCGCTGGTCAATTACAAATCTCTACATCAAATCACAACGCTAATTTCTTTATCGATTTTGAGAGACTGTTTCCAGTATCTCTAACAGAACTATCATTCGATGCCAGTGTAAACGACATCGATTTCTTTACTGCTAATGTGACCTTTAAGTATACACGCTATACTTTACGTGATAAGAACTTCAGGATTCTATGAAATTTGATCAACTACATAATCGCTTCCAGAAAATTAAGGAAGAGTGGGCACAAGATACACAAATTGATTTCCAATTTAAAAACAAAGAATACACAGAGGATCTCGCAAAGCTCGCATTAGAGATCCCTTTCCAGCACAATAAATACTTAAACCATTACACAGACCTCTCACAAATTAAAACTTCTTTAGAGTTTGAGGTTCGCAGACTTGTAAAAGATAAACGAGAATATTACGGTGGCGAAGCTGACGCAAGAGTATACGCCGAAAAACCGTTTGGGGCAAGTATCAAGACTTCAGAAAAGATGAAAGTCTATCTGGAATCAGATGACGAAATTATCAACCTAGAAGCCAAGGTCAAATACATTGACCAAATGTTGTACTACCTAGACCAAGTAATGCGCCAGATCTCTAACCGAGGTTTTGCTATCAAGAGTGCTATTGAATGGGAAAAATTTATTAACGGGAGTGCGTGATGTCTAACATCGTCGTCAAGAAGAAGAATGAAGTTTATCTAACAGTCAATTCAGAACCACACGTACATAGAGAGTTAGCAGACTATTTTTCTTTTGAGCTGCCAGAAGCAAAGTTTTTAAAAAGACAACCACGCTTTAGATACTGGGATGGGATGATCCACTTGTACTCTCCTGCTACAGGAGAACTGTACAATGGTCTGCTGCCACACCTTAAAGAGTGGTGTAAGGAACGTAGATATCAGATTAAGTATGAAAGTAATGATTGGTATGGTGACGTAGAAGAACCAAACCAGTTAGTATCTCCTGGTGGTGTTAAGGTCTTCATGGATAAGATCTCTAAATATAAACCAAGAGACTATCAGTACAACACAGTTTATCAAGCCCTCAAAAATAACAGAGGTTTGTTCCTGTCACCAACAGGATCTGGTAAGTCACTCATGATCTACAGTATCGTAAGATACTATGTTGCAACAGGTAAAAAGATTCTGCTCGTAGTTCCTACTACTTCACTAGTGGAGCAGATGATCAAGGATTTTAAAGACTATGGATGGTCCGCTGACGAACACTGTCATACCATATATTCGGGCAAAGATAAGAATACTGACAAACCAGTTGTTATCTCAACATGGCAGTCCATCTACAAATTCCCAAAGAGATACTTTGATGACATTGACTGTGTTATCGGAGATGAGGCACACTTATTTAAGTCGAAGTCCCTCACAGGAATCATGACGAAGCTTCATAATGCCAAGTATCGTTTTGGTTTTACTGGAACGCTTGACGGAAGCAAGACACACAAGTGGGTTCTAGAAGGATTGTTTGGTGCTTGTGAAAAAGTCACAAAGACTGACGATCTTATCAAGAAGGGTTATCTGTCGAACTTCAGGATCAAAGTTCTGGTGTGTAAACATGAGTATCAGCATTTTGCAGACTTCCATTCTGAAATGGAATACATTGTAACTCATCAGAAAAGAAACAATCTAATTAAGAATCTTGTTAATGACATCGGTGGTAATACACTGGTGCTATTCAACTATGTGGAGAAGCACGGTGAACCACTCTTTGAACTCATAAATAATAGTGTTGGTAATGAAAGAAAAGTATTTTTCGTACACGGCGGCACTGACATTGAGGATCGTGAAGCTGTCAGACTCATTACAGAAAAAGAAGACAATGCAGTGATCATTGCTTCTTATGGAACATTCAGCACTGGTATTAATATCAGGAGACTGCACAACATCATCTTCGCATCACCTTCCAAGTCAAGAGTGCGTAACCTACAGAGCATAGGTCGTGTATTGAGGAAGGGAGAAGGAAAAGAAATCGCTACTCTCTATGATATTGCAGACGACATCTCTGGTCGTCGAGAAAACTATACACTTAAACACCTTTACGAAAGGATTGCAATCTACCAGGAAGAAAATTTTAAGTATGAAACAGTAAAAGTAGATTTAAGGTAATAATGGAAGACGAATTTTATGCAACGATAAAACTATCATCTGGAGAAGAATTAATCTCTAAAGTCTGTTACATGGTAGATGAGGATTCTTTATTAATGGAGAATCCTTTACTAGTTGACAGAGTGACATCAAAAAAATCTGGAAAACAAATCGATGGATTCTCATTAAAAGAATGGATCGCTTCTTCTTATGATGACATGTTTATTATTCAAATGGATAAGGTACTAACTATCTCCGAATTAGATGAGAGAGTCAAAGTATATTACTTGATGAATGTAAACAATATTAATTCTGATGAACCAGAATCAAAAACAAATGAAATCTCTAGAGAGATGGGATACCTTGGTTCTGTAGAAGAAACTAAAAAGAAATTAGAAGCTCTATTTAATAAAAGCTAGTATGTCTCTTGAACCCTTACAGAGTTATTCTATTAGGTTTTAGGTCTTTTGTCAAGCTATTGACAGAATTACAGAATCGAGTTATACTGTTGTTAGCAAATAGCAACTAGATGGCAAAGGCAAAGACCGAATACTACGTTAATAACAAAGAGTTCCTCGAAGCAATCGTGGAATATAAACGTAAGGTCGAGCTTGCTAAAAAGAAAGGTAAATCAAAACCGCTTGTACCAAATTACATTGGTGAATGTTTCCTGAAGATTGCTACACACCTGTCTTACAAACCAAACTTTGTTAACTACATGTTCCGAGAGGACATGATCTGTGACGGCATTGAAAACTGCCTACAGTATATTGACAACTTTAATCCAGAGAAGTCTTCCAATCCTTTTGCCTACTTCACACAAATTATCTACTACGCTTTCCTTCGCCGCATTCAGAAAGAAAAACGCCAACTAGAAATTAAGAGTAAAATTCTTGAGAGATCTGGTCACCAAGAAGTTATGTACACAGAAACATACGAAGGTGATATGGCTGGTATGAATGCTTCTTATGCCGACATGGGTAGCATCAAAGAAAACATTGAGACAAGAATGAACCGATGACTGTAGCATTGATTACTGATCAACATCTAGACGGTCGTAAGGGTAGTCTGGCATTTTGGAATTACTTCCAAAAGTTCTATGATGATGTCTTCTTTCCTACGCTAGAGAAGAAAGGTATCAAAGAGATCATCGACCTGGGCGACACATTTGACAACCGTAAAGGTATTGACTTTAATGTATGGAATCGTGTTCGTACTCACTACTTTGATCGCCTGAATGAAATGGGCATCACAGTGCATACAATCTTGGGCAACCACTGTGTGTACTACAAGAACACAAACTCCATCAACTCTCCTGACTTATTGCTAGGTGACTATGATAATATTCGTGTCTACGATGAGGTTACTACTGTTACTATTGAGGGTACGAAAGTTTGTTTTGTCCCTTGGATCAACAGGGAGAACGAAGCATCGACGATGGAACATCTCCAACAAACAGATGCACAAATTGTCATGGGACACCTCGAACTTGACGGTTTCGAAGTAACACCTGGGCTTAAGATGGAGCACGGACATGATCCTTCTATCTACAAGGACTTCAAACAAGTCTTCTCTGGTCACTACCATCACAAGTCAAGCAAGGGCAACATCACATACCTAGGTAATCCTTACCAAATGTTCTGGAATGATTACAAGGATGAGCGTGGATTTCATCTGTGGCAACCCAAGACAAATAGACTGACTAGAGTCAAGAATCCATATGAGATCTTCAAGAAGGTCTACTACAATGATGTAGATAAAGACATGGTTCTTGACTACACGGAGTACAAAGATACCTTTGTTAAAGTAGTTGTAGAAGAAAAGAGAGACTACTACAGGTTCGAAACAATGATTGATTCTTTGTATGCTGCTGGTGTACATGATATCAAAGTTGTTGAGACTCTTGTGAGTGAGGATCAAACCGATGATGCTGACATTGAAGTGAAAGATACCCTCACACTTCTGAACGAATATATCGATGAGGTGGAGATATCCGTAGACAAAACCTCGCTCAAAAAACTCATGAGGAACCTATATATTGAAAGCTGTGAGATGGTATGACAGACGCTACGTACATCTTGACACTTGTTGACCACCCAGAGGGTGTGTTTTCTCTCATAGATAAGGATACTGGAGAAAAAATAGTTCCTATTTTTGAGTGTCAAGATGATGCGGAACGCTATGCTATACAACTTATAGAAGATGAAGAGGGACCAAATCTGCAGTTAGTTGAAATAGAAAGAGAACTTATTGTTGCAGCCTGTGAACAAAGAAACCATAGGTATGCTATAATAACCGTTGATGATTTTATTATTCCGCCGATTGATCTAGAATGATTGTCTTTAAAAAACTTCGTTGGAAAAATTTCCTGTCCACTGGAAACGTATTCACCGAAATTGATTTGCTTGCTTCAAAAACAAACTTAATTATTGGTGCTAATGGTGCAGGCAAGTCTACCATTCTAGATGCACTGACGTTCTCACTTTTTGGAAAACCTTTCCGTAAGATCAACAAACCGATGCTGGTGAATAGCATCAATCAAAAGGATTGTCTGGTTGAGATCGAGTTTAATATTGCAAAGAACGACTTTAAAGTAGTTCGTGGTATTAAGCCTGGTGTCTTTGAGATATATCAGAACGGTCAGATGCTTGATCAATCAAGTACGACAAATGATTATCAAAAACAACTTGAGACTAACATTCTCAAGATGAACTATAAATCATTTACCCAGATTGTGGTACTAGGAAGTAGTACCTTTGTTCCTTTCATGCGTCTTCCTATCGCTCAACGTAGGGACATCATCGAAGACATTCTTGACATTCAGATCTTCTCTGTAATGAACACCGTGTTGAAAGACAAGGTGAAGATGTCTACTGATGAGATGAAACAGATTGACTATCAATCTAATCTTGCTGAAGAAAAAATTCTGATGCAAAAACAATACATCGAACACATCAGCAAGAAAAACGAAGAGACGGTTGTTGAAAAACAGAATGCCATTGCTTCTTTGTTAGCAGAAGAAGAAAAAACTATTGAAATTGTTAACAACCTTAACGTAGAAAGTGAAAAATATTCTAAAGATTTAGAAACCAACTCTTATACACCAACAAAACTTAAAAAGTTAAACACTTTAAAGGGGAAGATTCAACAAAAGTTTTCTACGCATAAAAAAGAACATGAGTTTTTTATGCACAACTCTACATGTCCTACTTGTAGTCAGTCAATTACAGAAGAGTTGAAGGATGCTAGAATTACCACTATCATGGACTCCATCAAAGAACTAAACAAGGGCTTTGATGAAATGGATATTGCTATTAAACTTGAGGAAGAAAGAGAATCAAAATATATCGAAACATCTAAACTTATCAACAAAGTTAATTCTGATATTGCAATAGCAAACTCTACCATCACACGCATTCAGTTGCAAGTCAAAGACCTGATGGATCAGATTGAATTATTAAGAAATAATAAATCAGATTCTTCAGAAGCAGACGAGAAGTTAAAATACTTACAGGAAGAATACCTGAAACTGAAGAAACAGATCTCCGAGATCAAAGAAGAACGTGACACACTTCTTGCAGCGTCACAACTCTTGAAAGATAATGGAATCAAAACCAGGATCATCAAGAGATATCTTCCCGTGATGAACAAACTCATCAACCAGTACCTTCAGAACATGGACTTCTATGTCAACTTTGCGCTGGACGAGAACTTTGAAGAAACAATCAAGTCAAGATACAGGGATACGTTCTCTTACGAATCCTTCAGCGAGGGAGAGAAAGCTCGTATCGATATCGCTCTTCTGCTTACTTGGCGTGCTGTTGCTAAACTTAAGAATAGCGTTGATACTAACATCCTCATATTAGATGAGATCTTTGATGGCTCATTAGATCAGAATGGCACTGGTGAATTGGGATGGATCCTTCGTAACTTTGATGATGACACTAATGTGTTTGTGATCTCTCACAAAGAAAATCTTGACGGAAAGTTTGATAGAACTCTACAGTGTGAGAAAGTAAAGAACTACTCGGTCGTCCGAGAGACAGTTGCGGAAGCGGCATAGGGGAGTCTTCGGACTCCCCTTTTTGCGTATATACTATAGGCATCAACGCAAGAGAAACCATGACCACCCAAGCAATCAAAGGTAACCTTGCCCGTTTGCTGGCAACCGAGAACCTGATTGTTGAGCACCGCAACTGTTCTACAGCACAGTTCAATGTGGACACCCGTGTGCTTACCCTGCCTAATTGGGACAAGGCATCTAACATCGTCTATGACCTCTTGGTGGGGCATGAGGTTGGTCACGCTCTCTTCACCCCTAATGAAGATTGGAGGAACGTTGCTGACTGTCCTATGGACTTCATCAACGTGGTTGAGGATGCTCGCATTGAGAAGCTGATGAAGCGCAAGTATCCTGGTCTGCGTCGTTCTTTCGCTGGTGGTTACAAAGAACTGCATGAGAGAGATTTCTTTGAGATCGCTGACGAAGATCTCAACACCTTCAGCTTGATTGATCGTATCAATCTGAACTATAAGATTGGTGCTTCTGCCATGATTCCTTTTGAATCAGATGAGCGTCAGTTCCTTCCTCGCATCGATGACTGCGAAACTTTTGAGGAAGCCCTGCAAATTGCTGTTGACATTTATAATTACAGCAAGAAAGAAAAGGTTCAGGAACCTGCTCCTGAAGAGATGCAATCACAACGTCAGAGTCCTGAAGGTTCTGATGGTGACACTATGACTCATGAAGAGATGCTGGATGAGGCACAGCGTCGTGAGAGTGAAAACGAAAACTCTGATGGCGGAGAATCTGTGCCGCAAGGTAGCAGCGCACCTGAAGGTGGTGACCATATGGATGAAGAGGAGTCTCGCACCCAACGTGCTTTTGATGAGAACGCAAAAGGATTTACTGATCGCTGGTCTGGTAACAACAATTACATCGAGATTCCTGACAGCGTTAATCTTCCTGATTATGTCGCTGACTGGACTGAAGTTCATGACTGGATTGATTCTTATTCCAAGGGATTTCTTGAGCGAAATGAGGACTTTGCTGGATACATAGAAGTACAAGATGCTTATCGTGAGTTCAGAAAGCAATCGCAGAAAGAGGTAAACTATCTTGTTAAAGAGTTTGAGTGCCGTAAGTCTGCTGACGCTTATGCTCGTTCTGGAGAATCTAAAACTGGTGTTCTTGATACTTCAAAGCTTCATACTTATAAGTATTCTGAAGACATCTTCAAGAAAGTGACTGTAGTGACTGATGGTAAGAACCATGGTTTGTTGTTCCTCCTTGACTGGTCTGGATCAATGCAACATGATATTCTTGCAGCAGTAAAGCAAGTCTTAAACATGACTGCTTTCTGCAAGAAAGTTCAGATCCCTTTTGAAGTCTATGCGTTTACCAATGACTACTATCCTGTTCGCCGTGCAAATGGTCAGGTAGTTGATAACCACAATGATGATGAATATTTTGAGAGCAGGGGTTGTGAAGAGAACAAAGTCTTTTTGCACAAGGACCAGTTCCATCTGATGAACTTTGTGTCTTCTCGTTCTAACTCCAAAGATTATGAACGGATGTGCTACAACTTGTTCCGCGAAGCATATGCTTACGTTCAATACGTCTCGTATCAAACTACCCCTGGTATCGGTCTGTCTGGCACTCCTCTTAATGAAGCTGTTGTCATGCTGAACTACATCATTCCTCAATTTAAAAAGCAGAATGATCTTCAGAAAGTTAACGTGTGTATCTTGACTGATGGTGAATCTTGCATGAGCACTTATGGTCGTAAGTATTATAGTGAATACAAAGATGAGTATTATATTCGTCCTCGTCGCACTGAAAGTTGCATTCTCCGTGATCGCAAAACAGGAATCACTTACAGCAAGACCGAATACTATGGTGTATCCACTAACAACTTTATCCAGCAAGTTCGAGATCGTAACCCTGGTGTAAATGTTCTTGGTTTTCGTATCGGTAGCGCATCACAACTGTCTAACTTTGTTTCTGTTTATGGCAACAGCATGAAGTATGCTGATGTACAAAAGCAGTGGAAGAAAGAGAAGTCTGCGATCATTCCTGATCCCAAATCATTCACGGCTCTTTATGCACTATCTAATAATTCTTTGACTGCTGACACTGAATTTGAAGTTGAATCTGGTGCCAAGAAAGCAGAGATCACGCGAGCATTCAAGAAGATGCTTGCTAGCAAGTCCACAAACAAGAAACTGCTCAACTCCTTCATCCAGTATGTCGCTTGACAGACTGTCCACTCGGGGGTGGTATCACCACTCCCTTGCCCTATAATTACTTCATACGCAACCAACCAATGCCCGCTCGTTCTGAACTGACCACTACTCAACTCACCTCTTATCTGTTCGAAACTTATGGTAACGACATCAATGCTGATGCTGTTCGTTCTGCTGCAGATCACTTTGGAGTTACGTATCCGACTGCGGTAAAGCGTCTGCGTGATTTCTATGTCCGCCGTGGTACTTGGAATCTGACTGTTCAAGAGAAACTTGAGCAGACCTATAATGCTCCTGCGGCTGTTCCTGTTACCGAACGGGAAGAACAGAACCTCGTTCCCCTCAAGGATGACACTTATGTCCCGTTCGGGAACTTTGCTGACGTAAAGAAGATCATCAAGTCTGGTCTCTTCTACCCCACTTTTATCACTGGTCTGTCTGGCAACGGCAAGACTTTCTCTGTGGAGCAAGCATGTGCCCAGTTGGGTCGTGAACTAATCCGTGTAAACATTACGATTGAAACTGATGAAGACGATCTTATTGGTGGCTTTCGCCTTGTGGATGGGGCAACTGTTTGGCATAACGGACCTGTCATTGAAGCACTCCAACGAGGTGCAATCTTGCTACTCGATGAAGTTGACCTTGCTTCCAACAAAATTCTATGCCTCCAGTCCATCCTTGAAGGCAAAGGTGTGTTTCTGAAAAAGACTGGTCGTTATGTTCAACCCGCTGCTGGTTTTAATGTTATCGCTACAGCCAATACCAAAGGTAAGGGTAGTGACGACGGTCGTTTCATTGGCACCAATGTTCTCAACGAAGCATTCCTTGAGCGTTTTGCTTTGACCTTCGAGCAGGAGTATCCTACTCCCGCTGTTGAGACCAAGATTCTTGAGAAACTTGCTGAACAACTGGGTTGCCAAGATGATGAGTTCTGTGCTAAACTTGCTACCTGGGCAGAAGTTATTCGTAAAACTTTTAATGACGGTGGTATTGATGAAGTTATCTCTACCCGTCGCCTCACCCACATTGTCCGTGCTTTCTCGATCTTCGGAAAGCGCATGAAGGCAATCGAAGTCTGTGTCAATCGTTTCGATGACGAGACCAAGACTTCCTTTATTGAACTCTACGACAAAATCGATGAGAACGCTAATGAAGAAACCGCAGATTGAATTTCACGGATACGTAGGTCACCTTGCCCGCCTCAAAGACGGGCAGACCGTTAAAATTCTTGGTGGACAAAACCTCAAACTATTTGTCAGAAAGATTGACGGTTCCATCATTGAATGCTATCATAATGACATTGACTTTATCTGGGATAAATGACTTTCAAATATAATGAAGAAGCTCTGATCACAGAGCTACGTGATTACATTACAAGCACTTATGGACAACACTACTCTGCTGGTAACGACAGCATTCAAACGTTAGACTTGATTGAAGCATGTGGAGACGCTGAAGCATTCTGCCGAAGCAACATCCTGAAGTATGCTTCCCGATACGATAAGAAAGGCACTGCCCGTCGTGATATCATCAAGATCCTTCACTACGCTCTGCTTCTTCTTCACTTCTCTGACAAATCCGCTAACCTTGAAACCTATCCTCAATGAGCACAGTAACTCTTTCTAAACAAACTCGCGACATTCTCAAGAACTTTTGCACAATCAATAGTTCTATTTTGATTCGGGAAGGCACTGTACTCAAGACTATTAGTGTTGGGCAGAATGCTATTGCCGAATACAAAAGTGAAGAATCTTTCCCGCAAACTTTTGGTATCTATGATTTGAACCAATTTCTTGCTGGATTGTCTCTCTTTGATGATGCGGCTCTACAGTTTGACAATGAAAATTATGTTACCATTCGTGGTAATGGTCGTTCAGCAAAGTATTATTTCTCAAACCCAGAGATTACTTTGAGTGCTGCACCAGAAACTACTGTTAAGTTTCCTGGAACTGACTTTAGTTTTGTTGTTAAGTACGAAGATCTAGTTGCACTTCAGAAAGCATCTGCGGTGTATGATTTACCAGATCTAGCATTCCGAGCTTCTTCTGATGGTACGATCAATCTTGATCTGTGTGACAAAGAGAATGATACTGGTAATGTATACAGTCAAACTGTAAGTGGTGAGAGCACTGGTGAGTTTGACATCTCTATGAAAGTTGAGAACCTTCGTCTACACCCAGGTAACTACAAAGTAAACGTTGCTTCTGGAGGTATTACGGAGTGGATTCACCAGAGTATTGAATTGAAATACTATATTGCACTTGAACCCTGATGAACATAAAAGAATGTGGTGGATGTACTTTATGTTGTCGTGGAACTTTAACAGTTAAGATCAACGAACATAAAGTATATCCAGAGCATCCTTGTCCTCACGTTGTTGAACATGGTTGTGGCATCTATGACGATCTATCACGACCTCCAATATGTGATAGCTATGGATGTGCTTGGTTGAAAGAGTGGACTTTGCCAGAATGGATGCGACCAGATAAGGTTGGATTCTTGATGACAGAACAAAAGAAATTTGTCACTCTTACTGCCGACTTTAGTGGTAAAATTGATGGAGCTGCACTACTCTTTGCTATTGAGTGGTGTAAACAAAAGAAAAAAACTATGTTTTATACCGTAAAGTCTGATGGACTTGGCGAGTATTTTCGTGGTAGTATTATGAATCATCCAGAGTCTGTGTTTAAGCATGGATCTATGGATGAAATTTTTGAGCCTGTAGAATTACTTAATGATGAATAAAAAATTCCTTTGGGTCGAAGAGTATCGACCTCGCAAACTGCAAGACTGTATTCTGCCCAAGAATATCAAGGAATCTTTTCAGGCATTCCTAGAACAAGGTGAGATTCCAAACCTGTTGCTAGCAGGTACTGCTGGTGTTGGTAAGACTACTGTAGCCAGGGCAGTCTGTGAGGAGATTGGTGCGTCTTATATCGTCATCAACGGGTCTGACGAGGGTCGTTTCCTAGACACGGTGAGGAACAAGGTCAAGCAGTTCGCTAGCACCGTCTCTCTCGCCTCTGGAGCGCCCCACAAGGTCGTTATCATCGATGAGGCAGACAACACCACCAACGACGTGCAACTGTCCTTGAGGGCGGCGGTGGAGGAGTTTCACAGCAACTGTCGCTTCATCTTCACCTGCAACTTCCCAAACAAGATCATTGAACCGCTGCATTCTCGATGCACGGTGGTGGACTTTCGTGTCAAGAACGAAGCCAAGATGGAACTGCAGGGTCAGTTCTTCATGCGACTCAAGCAAATCCTGAAGGAGAATGATGTTGAGTGCGAGGACAAGATTCTTGTCAAGTTGATTCAACGTTACTATCCTGACTGGCGTCGTCTGATCAATGAGTGTCAGCGTCATGCTGCTACTGGTAAGATCGATACGTCAATCTTGGTTGATATTGCTGACGTATCAGTCAATGATCTAGTCAGGTCTATGAAGAACAAAGAGTTCACCACGGTTCGTAAGTGGGTTGTGGAAAACATTGACAATGATCCTAACATTGTCATCCGTAAGATCTATGACTGCTTGTATGAAAACCTCAAAGGAGCATCTATTCCAGAGGCTGTTCTGATCCTGGCAAAGTATCAGTATCAGATTGCCTTTGTTGCTGACCAAGAGATCAACCTACTAGCATGTCTTACTGAAGTTATGATGAGTTGTGAGTTTAAGTAATAATTATAAGGTTCTTCGTGGATTCCTAGATTCACAGGAAGCACAGGATTTAGGGAAAGAATATATTGACTACTGTGAAAAGTATGTTGAAGTAAACGAAGATGGCAATCGCCAAAACTTTGGATACATTTCTTTCCTAGAACTGCTGGTTGCGAAGACGCCAGAAGTGAATTGGATACTTGGTGAAAAAGTATTGCCTACGTACTGCTACGGTAGGGTGTATTACAATGGCAATATTCTCAAGCCACATGTAGACAGATTGGAAAGTGAAATAGCAATCACGGTTCATCTATCATCTGATGAACCATGGGATATATGGGTAAGAGATCCAAGTGGAAATAAAAATTACGTTACCTTGACATATGGGGACGCAATGATATACAATGGTATGACGGCAGAACATGGTCGTGATCCTTTTATGGGTCAGTATCATGCTAACGCATTTCTATTTTACAATAGAAGTAGGGGACAGTATTCTGTTCCGTGGAAACAACACTTAAGGAAAATAAATGAACACTAAACTTGTGCGCTTTCGTTCTGGCGAGGACGTAATTTGCGATCTCATTAACGAGACTGATACTGAAATTACTATTGGGAATGCTCTCGTAGCAGTTCCTCAAGGTCAAGGACAATTAGGATTTGCTCCATGGTCTCCTCTATCCAAAGAGGATATTGAATTCACTGTTCCACGGGACTATACAGTCTATATTGTAGAACCAAATCCTAATATTGCGGAGCAATACGAAGGTATTTTCTCTACTCTGATTACTCCCAAAAAGCAACTTGTTCTCTAATGAAAGTACCAACCCAAGAAGAACTTATTCACCTTAAGATTCAGGCAGCAATGCGTGAGAACAGCTTTCCCGAAGATCAAATGAAGTATCTTGGTGAAAGGGCTGGTCATCATTGGTACTTGGTTGCTGGTGAATATGAAGTTCCTGCTAGTGACATCGAAGAATTTGAATTTGCTGGAGAAGTCGATGAAGAAGACCACACCTGAAAACGTGAAAGAATCAAACGAAGGATTGTTTCATGCTAAAATGAATCTACCTGCTGCAGCTGCACATTGTGGCATGACGCAGAAAGAAATGAAAATGACCTTCTGGGAATACCTCAAATATCATGACCCAAACTTTAAAATCACTGAAGACACCACTCCGCTATCCAGGGGGGAAAAGCAGAGCACTGGCAAACCTGTTCCGATTCCTCCCAGACCTTTCCCAGGCAACGGAGTATCGTGAGCCTTTTCTGGGTGGTGGTAGCGTAGCAATTGAAGTGTCTAAAAGGTATCCTAAATTGGATATCTGGGTCAACGATTTATATGAACCTCTCTATAACTTCTGGTGTGAGTTGAGAGATCACGGTCGTGAGATGAGAGATCAACTTGTGCAGCTAAAGTATATTCACTGTGATCCTACATCTGCAGAAGTATTGTTTAAGCAATCAAAGGACTATCTAAATGGAACACAAGGTGATCAATCCAATCTATCTCGTGCTGTTGCTTTTTACGTTATTAACAAGTGCTCTTTTTCTGGTCTCACTGAATCCTCATCCTTCTCAAAGCAGGCTTCAGAGAGCAATTTCTCAATGCGAGGCATTGATAGACTCCCAGACTTCTCGTTGATGATTAAGAATTGGAAAATTACTAACCTATCTTATGAAGAGCTACTTACCGACGATCGAGACACCTTCACTTACCTCGACCCGCCCTATGATATTAAATCTAACTTATACGGAAGGCGAGGTAGTATGCACAAGTGCTTCGATCATGACACCTTTGCTGCTGATTGTGACCGTTTTATTGGTCCTCAATGCATATCTTACAACTCGTCTAATCTTGTTAAAGAAAGGTTCGAAGGGTGGACAGTAGCAGAATTTGCACACACTTACACCATGCGCTCCGTGGGGAGTTATAATACAGATCAAGCGTCTCGCAAGGAACTCGTCCTTTTAAATTATGAAGTGTGAAGTGAAACTCTACGTTGCAGGTCAGGTCTTCACCGAAGAGGTGATCGCTCGCAACTATCAAGAAGCCAGGGAGGTTGCCCTGGCACGTAATCCTAATGCCAAAGTTCTTGGTGTGACTGCTGTATTTAAATAATGGAACTAAAGGACTATCTTTATAGTATTAATCAATCAAAAAAGAATCTACTTGATGATAATGAGGATGCTGTAAAAAAGTATCCTCCTTTTATTATCAACAAGTGTCTGTCTGGATTTACCGATAGCATTCTCTTCGCTAACGAGATGAACAAGTATCATCAGTTAGATAAGAAGATGCAATATGACTTTTACATAAATAGTTTGAAGCCTAGAAAGCGTTTTACGCCGTGGGTGAGAAAAGAAACTCTTGAGCATCTTGAATTGGTGAAGCAATATTATGGTTATAGCCATAACAAAGCCGTCGCTGCATTGAGGATTCTCACGAATTCTGAATTAGATGAGATTAAAAAACTATTAGATACAGGCGGACAAAGATGACAACTGAAATTGAAGTACAGTGGCAACCCTCTGACATGGTGGAAGTGAGTTTGTCCGAACCAGATGACTTTCTAAAGGTTCGTGAGACACTCACTCGTATCGGCGTTGCTTCTCGTAAAGAACGTAAACTATATCAATCCTGTCATATCCTTCACAAACAGGGTAGATATTATATTGTACACTTTAAAGAACTGTTTGCTCTTGATGGTAAGAAGACAAACTTTACTTTGAATGATTTACAAAGACGCAATCGTATTGCACAATTGCTATCAGACTGGGGACTGGTTGCTATTGTTGATGCTACTGCTATTGAAGATGTAGCACCTCTCAATCAAATTAAAGTTCTTGCTTTTAAAGATAAGGATGAATGGACGCTTGAGTCCAAGTATAACATCGGTCGAAAGAAAACAGAAGTGTAAACCGAATAAAAATGTGCGGGGCTCAACACCCCGCTTTTTTTATGTTCGATTATAATTAGTAGTGGATGCCGTAATGGGTCCATTAACAACTCTCGCTTACTCAAGGAGACTATCAATGAATAAATACGCTTGGGACGTTTACTCTCCCTTCTATGTGGGATTGGATGATGTTTTCCACAGACTCGAATCGATGACGAGTCATAATAAAAACTATCCTCCCTATAATTTAATCAAGCATGACACCGCTAATTACGAAATTGAAATCGCTTTGGCGGGATTTAAAAAAGATGAGATCGAAGTATCTACTGAATCAAACATTCTCCGAGTTGCCAGCAAAGATACGAAAACAGATCCTAATGTCGAGTATCTCCACAAAGGATTATCAAAGAGATCTTTCTTAAATACATGGCAACTATCTGATGATCTGCGTGTGTCTGATGTAGCATTTGCGGACGGTTTATTGCGTATTTCGCTGAAGAAAATTATTCCCGATCATCAGAAGAAGGTGACATATTCTATTGCAGACACAGCAAAGGAATTGCTGTTAGAATAAATAACTGCGACCCAAATATCGTCGGCGCAGACAGAGGGGTAACTGGCCAAATCCAGTTGACACCCCTCTTTTTCTGTGTTATCATACTATTATCCATTTCGTATAAACTATGGCTACATCTATTGTTGTGCTCCAAACAGGAGAACGTGTTATTACTGATCTCCAGGAAATGCGTGAGAACAATGACCCAGAGGGCAAACCTGTATGCCTGGTCATGATTAGACCTTACATCTTGAGTGTAGAGAAGACTGTTGGTGATCCTTCCTCCCAAGAAGTTCAGGTTCGTTTTAGCAAGTGGCTGCCATACTCCACTGATACTGAATTTAAAGTGGCATTCTCTACACTTATCTCCATCGGTGCTCCTGATCCTGGATTGATTGAAGCCTATAACAACACTGTTGCACAGGCTCAAGCAGCAGAAGCAGCTGCTACTCGCACTGAAGTAACTCAAGCACCTGCTGCTGACACTGGTTTCGTTCCTAATGATGCTGAAACTGCTCAAGTTTGACGGTCATTGGATCGTCGCAGAGGTTGAAGAGATTCCTGGTGTAGAGTTCGGAGACCCCGACTGTGTGCTAAAATACCCATGTGAAGTGAGCGGGGATGGAGCAGTGCCCTTCCCCGAGTTCAGTGACGACCGAGAGCTTGCTGTTCGTTCATCGGACATCACTCTCATTTGCGAACCATCTGCTATGTTCGCATCATTATATTATGATCTGAAAGACAAAGAGGACGAATGAAGTTTTACACCAGTGTCGAACAATCTGGAAACAACATTTTTGTAAGAGGATATCAAGATGGTAGAGCATTTGAAGATAAGGTAAAGTTCAACCCTACTCTCTATCTACCATCTCTCAAACCTACAGATTGGAAGACACTGGACGGTAAGTACGTTCGCCCTGTGCAGCAAGGCACTATCAAAGATGCCAAGCAATTCATTGAAGAACACAAAGAGATCTCTGACTTTGAGATCTGCGGACAGACACGCTTCTTGAATCAATATATCTTTGATCAGTATCCTGAAGAGGAGATGAAGTACGATATCAATCAGATTCGTGTCTTCACTGTTGATATTGAGACAGGTGCCGAGAACGGATTCCCTGATATTGAGTCGGCTGACCAGGAGATCCTGTTGATCTCGCTGAAAGACTCCCACACTGGTAAGATCTCTGTCTTCGGTACACGTCCATTCAAGAACACCGAGAAGGATGTTCATTACATGCACTTCCAGACAGAGGAAGGTATGCTCAAAGCATTCCTCCACTGGTGGTCTGGCAACTGCCCTGACGTTATCACTGGATGGAACGTGCAGTTGTTCGATATTCCGTATATCGTCCGTCGCATTGAACGTATCCTAGGAGAGAAGGAGGCGAGACTTCTATCTCCGTGGAAGAATATTTTCTGCAGGGAAGTCTACATCAAAGGCAGGAAGAACATTGCCTATGACATTACTGGCGTGGCTACTCTTGATTACCTTGAGTTGTATCGTAAATTTACTTACACCAACCAGGAATCATATCGTCTTGATCACATTGCCTTTGTGGAACTAGGACAGAACAAACTGGATCACAGTGAGTATGATACCTTCAAAGAGTTCTATGATAATGACTGGCAGAAGTTTGTAGAGTATAACATCATTGACGTTCGCCTGGTGGACAGGTTGGATGACAAGATGAAGCTACTTGAACTTGCCATTACCATGGCGTATGATGCCAAGGTAAACTTTGAGGACGTGTATTCACAGGTCCGCATGTGGGATAACATCATCTACGTGTATCTTGCACGTCGCAACATTGCTATTCCTCCTAAACATCAAAGCACAAAGGACAACAAATATGCTGGTGCGTATGTCAAAGAACCTATTCCAGGGATTTATGACTGGGTGGTCAGTTTTGACCTCAACTCCCTATACCCTCACCTCATTATGCAGTACAACCTCTCGCCAGAGACGTTGTTACCAGTTAAGCACCCTTCGGCTAACGTCGAAAGACTCCTGAATCAAGAGATTGATTTGAGTGATCTCGATGGCAAGACTGTATGTGCTAATGGCACATATTACGACACCACATTCCACGGTTTCTTGCCTGAATTGATGGACAAAATCTACCAAGAACGTACCATCTACAAGAAGAAGATGCTTGCTGCCAAGCAGCAGTATGAGAATACTCCTACCGTCGAGTTGCAGAAAGAAATCTCTCGCTGCAACAACATTCAGATGGCAAGGAAGATCCAACTCAACTCCGCTTATGGTGCTATCGGTAACGAACACTTCCGATACTACCGTCTGGAGATTGCAGAAGCGATTACAACGTCAGGTCAGTTGTCTATCCGTTGGATCAGTAATAAAACCAATGCATATCTAAACAAGATTCTGAAGACTAATGATGTTGATTACGTTATTGCTTGCGATACCGATTCTATGTATCTTAACCTCGGTCCTTTGGTCGAGGCTGTATTCAAGGGACGAGAGACAAATGATGAAATCATTGTTGGGTTCCTTGACAAGGTGTGTCAGGTGGAATTTGAAAAGTTTATTGAAAGTTCTTACCAAGAGCTCGCCACTTATGTTCGGGCATACGAACAGAAGATGAAGATGAAGCGGGAGAACATTGCTTCCAAGGGCATCTGGACTGCCAAGAAACGCTATATCCTCAACGTCTGGGACAGCGAGGGTGTTCGTTACTCCGAAGCCAAGATGAAAATCTGTGGCATGGAGACGGCACGTTCATCCACTCCTGCATTCTTCCGCAACAAACTCAAAGAGGCATACAAGATTATCATCAATGGTTCTAATGATGATGTTCTTGAGTACATCGACAAGGTAAAGACTGACACTCGCAAGCAAGAGTATGCAGACATTGCTTTCCCTCGTGGTGTCAACAATCTGGACAAGTATCGTAGTCACACTGACATCTATAACAAGGGAACTCCTATCCATGTTCGTGGTGCCTTGCTCTATAATCATTATGTGAAAAAGCATAAGGTAGAGCATAAGTATGCTAAAATACAGGAAGGTGAAAAGATCAAGTTCTTGTACTTGAAAGAACCAAATCCCATTGGTGAGAATGTAATCTCATTCATGGGGCGCATCCCTACCGAGTTCAATGTAGAAAAATACATTGATTACAACTTGCAGTTCGACAAGTCGTTCTATGAACCTCTCAAGAATGTGTTAAACTGTATCGGTTGGAGCAGTAAGAAAACAGTATCACTTCTATCATTCTTTTAATATGGATTTTCTATCGCAAGTAATTAAGGATAGCAAAAATGAGTTTGCTTCTCTTGCATCTGATGGTATTGCTGCTGGTGACGTTGAAAGTTTCGTTGATACTGGTAGTTACATCTTTAATGCCCTGGTTTCTGGAAGCCTGTTTGGGGGTATTCCCTCAAATAAGATTACGGCTTTGGCAGGAGAGAGCGGCACAGGAAAGACTTTCTTTTGTCTTTCTGTCGTTCGTAATTTCCTTGATCTTGATCCTGATGCTGGCGTATTATATTTTGAAACCGAGTCTGCCATTAGTAAGCAGATGATTGAGAGTCGTGGCATCGACTCCAAGCGCATGGTAATCTTTCCCGTAAATACAGTGGAAGAGTTCAGGACCCAGGCAGTCAGGATCATCGACAAATATGTAGAACAACCGAAAGAGGATCGCAAACCACTGATGTTTGTGCTAGACTCTCTTGGTATGCTAGCCACCAACAAAGAGGTTGAGGATGCGTCGAACGACAAGAACGTTCGCGACATGACCAAGGCACAACTTATCAAGTCTTGTTTCAGAATCCTTACTTTGAAACTTGGTAAGGCTAATATACCTATGTTAGTTACCAATCACACCTATGATGTCGTCGGTTCTTATGTCCCTACAAAAGAAATGGGGGGAGGCAGTGGACTCAAGTATTCTGCTAGCACAATCGTATATCTCGGAAAGAGAAAGGAAAAAGATGGAACGGATCTCGTCGGAAACATTGTCAAATGCGAGGCTAAAAAGTCTCGTCTGACACGAGAGGGATCAAAAATTGAGACACGTCTGTTCTTTGATGAGCGTGGACTTGAGAGACACTATGGACTCCTTGAATTAGGAGAGCGAGCAGGACTGTGGAAAAACACTGCTGGTCGCTACGAGATTGACGGCAAGAAAGTGTATGCAAAGGCAATCCTAAAGGACCCCGAGACATACTTTACTGAAGAGATTCTTGCCAAACTAGATAAACAAGCACAACGCGAATTTTTGTACGGAGCAGATGATGACGGAGAGTCTTGAGCAAACCATCTTAAGAAATCTGATATGCAGTGAAGACTACTTTCGTAAGGTAGTTCCCTTCCTAAAGAAAGAATACTTTCAGGACCAGCATCAACAGGTTATCTTTGATGAGATTCAAGACTTTGCTGGGAAATATGATAAGTTCCCTACAAAGGAAGTGCTAATCTTACAATTGCAACAGAGAAATGACCTCACTGAAGAAACTTATCAAACGTCTGTTCAACAGATCAACGCCTTCACAGACGAATGGGTTGACACCAAGTGGCTCACTGACGCCACAGAAAAATGGTGCCAAGAACGAGCAGTCTACAACGCCATCTTACGGTCTATCAAGATCGCAGAAGGAGGCGATAAGGAAGTATCAAAGGACGCGATACCAGGCATACTCCAAGAGGCCCTGGCAGTATCTTTCAACGAACACATCGGACACGACTACGTACAAAATGTAGCAGAACGCTACGACTATTATCACCTTGAGGAGCACAAGATCCCGTTTGATATTGACAAACTGAATCTGGTAACCAAAGGTGGTCTACCTAACAAGACACTCAATGTTGCTCTTGCTGGTACAGGTGTTGGTAAGTCTTTGTTCATGTGTCACATGGCAGCTTCATGCCTATCCATTGGGTATAATGTGCTGTATATCACAATGGAGATGGCAGAAGAAAAGATTGCTGAACGTATTGACGCTAACCTTCTCAATGTCAACATTCAGGAGATTGGTTCTATTCCTGAAGACATCTTCAAGAACCGTGTCAATGAGATTGGTAGGAAGTCTCAAGGTAAGCTGATCATCAAAGAGTATCCTACTGCTGCAGCACACACAGGTCACTTCAAATCTCTTTTGAATGATCTTTCTCTCAAAAAAGACTTCAGACCCAACATTATTTTTGTTGACTATCTGAATATCTGTGCTTCATCTCGATATAAAGGACACATTGTGAACTCCTATACTTATGTCAAGGCAATCGCTGAAGAACTTCGTGGTCTTGCTGTTGAGCATGATCTTCCTATTGTTACTGCTACCCAAACTACTCGTAGTGGATATGGCAATAGTGATGTGGACCTTACTGACACTTCTGAAAGTTTTGGTTTGCCTGCTACTGCTGACCTTATGCTTGCTCTTATATCAACGGAAGAGCTAGAGCAGTCTGGTCGCATTATGATCAAGCAGCTCAAGAACCGATACAACGATGCTGCCTATTACAGACGCTTCACTGTGGGTATTGACAGGGCGAAGATGAAGCTGTATAATGTTGATGACTCCGAAGGCGACCTAACTTCTGAACCAGAAGATGAAACCTACGAAGCACTTGAGGAGATCTCAACTAAACAATCACGACTCGATAAATTTTCCCAATTCGTTATATGACCATTAATTTCTCTCGCTACGAAGAGTTTGTAGATGCAGTTACCTCCGACGCTTCTACTGATTTTGTTGCGCTTTCTGATCGCCTTGTCGAACTTGATTCTAAAGGTGCCAATATTGAACGACTTCTCACTGCTGGTGTTGGTATTAATGCTGAAGGTGGTGAGTTCCTTGAGATCATTAAGAAGATGGTCTTCCAAGGTAAGCCTTGGAACGACGATAACCGAGAACATCTTATTATTGAGTTGGGTGATCTTATGTGGTACGTAGCACAAGCTACCCAGGCGCTTGGCATTTCTTTTGAGGAAGTGCTTGCAACCAATGTCAAGAAACTTGAGAAGCGTTACCCTGGTGGGTCTTTCGACATCTACTACTCCGAGAATCGAGCAGCAGACGATCGTTAAAAAATAATTAAAAGACCTTGTTTTGTGGTGGTTTCCTGATAAAATATATACAGCAGCAACCACCACATGATCAACCTCCACGAACGCTACGGACACTACCTGAACAGCAACAGAAAACACGACATCACAGGTGAACGTGTCCTGGGTTACGGATGGGAAGATAATGGCAAGGACATTTGTGGGTATTATGTGCTCACTGAAAAACATAGAATGCTCTTCGATTTGTCTGGAGCATTACAATACAAGGAAGGGTGGTCGAGTGGTTGATGGCTCTGGTCTTGAAAGCCAGCGAAGTGAAAGCTTCCGTGGGTTCGAATCCCACCCCTTCCGTTTATACCTCCTCTAAATAATAGGGGAGGATTTTTTTATGGCAAAGACTGGTAGAGTAAAATGGGAGCACTACTTCAAAGGTAGGACCGTTGATACTTTTGTTAAGGCCAACAGTAAGGCAACTGAAACAAAAAATACCACTGCCTCTGGCGTGAAACTATCGCACGGAACACCTATCACTGTGTTCGGCGGCGACCAGTACAATACCAAACTGCAAATCAGTTGGGGTAATAACAGTAGTGAACTCCATATCGACTGCATCGACAAGCCTGGTAAGACAAATGTCAGGATGCAGATCGAAGCAACGAAACTTATATCAAAAGGTAGCAATGAAATTGTGCCTTCTATCCTGGGCATACCTGATGTAAAGTGTAAATGTTTTACTACACCAGAACAGATTGCTACATCAGTTATACATGGACTGGAAAACGAACCATCGGTGCCTGACTATGTGACCGAACAAGTTGTGGATTACTTCATGAGTAATCTGGATGGCAACTATAATTTCACATGGTCTGCAGCAGTAGTAGATGGTATCAAAAAACAACTAGGAACCTACGTTGGTGAGATGTTGGTGGGATATATTGGTATGTCCAACGCAGCACAGGGACACCTATCTCAAAACATTCTTCCCAAAAATAATAAGTGCTTCCTAGTACCTGATGATCCACAGTTTGCGGGTGTTGACTCGCTGTTTTTAGCAGAAGATGGCACCCAGGTTCCTATCTCATCCAAGTATGGTAGAGGTGCTCTGGCATCTGTCTGGGCCAACATCATCCCAGTTGCTATAAAATACAAGAGTAGTTTGTCCGATTGTGTTTTGAAAGACCTTGTGACAGCTGCTGAAGAGGTCGGTGGCGACCCCACACGCAAGGGAAAGGAGATAGTATATCAGTATGGAGTCAAGCAGATCCTAGGCGTGGACACCAACACACCATACGATGTTTTCAAGGCATTTAAGGCAGGAAAACCTGCTGAACATGCTCCTGTCCTGCTCAAGGCACTGCAGTATGTCAAGTCTGGTGGTGATGGTACAGAGTCATCGGCTCAAGTGCTGATCACCAACGGCAAAAAGGGTGGTAAATCACTGACCGCTATTCTATCAAGGGGTATAGCAGACAGATTAAATAAAGATACCACATCTCTAAACGAAGCAAAGAGATTGATCGCTGGAAAGGATTTCTATCAAGCAAACTTGGATGATAGTAAGTTCTTGAAGGGAGAAGTGTACTTCAGGATGAGTAAAGCTGCACAGATGAACTTGAGTTTTTCTGGTTCAAAGGCATCTACCAGCAACATTGATGCTAGTCAAGGAACGGTAAACTATCTGCTGGCGTAATGGCAAACATTAAACAACTCAAACACCTAGAACACTTGGAAGATGAGATGCTGAACTACGGCACCGAGGGGTGTATGGCAGCAGTTTCATTCTTGAAAGAACTTCGCAAGATGCTGGGCAAGCAAGAGAGCAGCGGATTCATGCAGACCAAGTGGGATGGTGCGCCTTCAGTTGTTTGTGGTGTAGAACCGCTGACAGAGATGTTCTTTGTAGGAACAAAGTCAGTTTTTAACAAAACAGAACCAAAGATCTGCTTCACCGAGGAGAGTATTGATGAATGGTATCAAGGAGATCTAGCAGAGAAACTAAAGTTTGCTCTAAAATATTTTAGTCAACTAGGTATCAAGGGTGTGGTGCAGGGAGACCTGCTATTCACCACAGATTTGAAGAAAGAAACTGTAGACGGCGAAGAGTTGTATACATTCCGTCCTAATACTATTACATATGGTATACCAGTTGATCATCCCATTGGCAAAGCTGCAAACACTGCTAAAATTGGGGTAGTATTTCACACTCACTACACTGGTACTGCATTAGAAAATATGCAGGCCATGGCAGGTGCAAAAGTAGAAGGCAATAGTAACGTATTGGTCGTCAAAAACGATACACCTATGGACAGAGTGGGATTTTCTACAGCAGAACTCCGTACATTTGACAACCATGTTCAGAAGATTGAGCGCATGTGTGTTCTTGCTGGTCCTTTCCTGGATCAGTTGGTGGACAATTTTGGCAATTCAGGAGAGAAAAAACTCCACATATCCTCATCCCTCAAGCAGTTCTTTAATTCTGAAATTAAAAATGCGAGGGCAATCTCCAACGTTGATGAGACAATAAATGAACTGGTAAACTTCTACCACGCCAAGATGACAAAGGAACTGTCCAAGATAAAGACAGTTGCTACTCTTACAAAGAAAAGAAACTTGGTATATCAGAGTGAAAATTACCTATTAGATAACATATACAGTTTCAAGACGATGATTGCACTCTATAAAGAGTTGCAGGCTATCAAACAAATGGTTATAGATAAATTAGATCACCTTGAAACTTTCAAGACATTTGTTCAAACAGATAAAGGTTATAAGGTAACCAGTCCTGAAGGATATGTTATGCATAAAGACGGTAGTATGATCAAGTTTGTTAACCGTCTTGAGTTCGCGTACAATAATTTTACTATCGAGAAGAAATGGCGTTAGAAGGAAAGGTATGTTACTTCACATTTGGTAGGTTCCAACCACCTACAACAGGTCATGAAGATAACTTCAATGGCGTGAAACGTGCTGCTGGTCAGCATGACTATCGCATCTACATCTCACAGTCTGTTGATGCTAAAGGTAATAACCCTCTACCTCCTGATCGTAAATTGCACTACATGAACTTGATGTTTCCGCAACATCGTGGTAAAATATTTTCGGGACCCAAACAACCTGTTGCAATCTTACAAGAACTCATGCTCGCTGGGTATGATGATGTAGTATTCTTGGTGGGTTCTGATAGAGTTAATGCCATGCAGTTCCTCCATAAATATAATGGTAAGGATTACTCCTTTAGAAGTATCCGCATTGAGTCTTCGGGCAGCAGAGATGCTGACGGAGACACTTTTGCTATCTCGGGTACTAAAATGAGACGTGCTGCTGCGGCCAACGACTTCAAAACATTCCGCCAGGGTATACCTAAAGCGTTATCGGAGAAGGATTGTAGGGCACTTATGGCAGAGATTAAGAGTAATTTGCCAGACAACTATAAATGAAAAATTTCAAGACACTACGCGAAGAAGCACTGCGTCAGCAACATAGACAAGGTGATGTCTTTGTGGAGGGTGATGTTATCATGTCGTCTATCACTGGTGAGAAAGGCACGATTCATCGTGCTGGTGTCAACTATGTCATCGCAATTACCGAGTCAGGAGACATGTTTCGTGCGTGGATTAAGGATGTGCGGCACGTTAACGTGACGGACACTATAAATAAAGAAAGGAAAAGTAGTAGTATTTTCAACAATGGAAAGACAAAAACCAGTCAATAGTGTGCAACATAATGATGCTTATTCAAATGCTTTGATTGAAGCATATGGTAGATGGATGGGTGGAGAAGGATTCCAACAGTCCACAATTAAAGAGGCTACTACAATCCCAGCACCAGAAAAGAAAGAACTTCCAACTCCTGGTCCTGCAGGTGGTGCTGATTCTTCTACATCAATCCCATCCCTCGCAGGAAAGGAGGCGAAAGCAGATGATTTCTCTACAAAGGATCCCAAAACAAATTCTGGTGCGCCTGATCCTGCTCCCAATCTTCGTGCTGGTACAGGTATCAAACAATCTCACGGATCAGAAATTAAAGACACCACGAAGGTGGTTGCCCGTGAGGAAGCCTGCTCTTATTGTGGAGGAAAAGGGTGCTCCAAGTGTGAGAAGAAAGATAAGGCTGCTATGAAGAAAGAAGAGACAGTCCATGAAGAACTGGTTGGTACAACTTATGAGTTTGAACTCGAAGGTGTCACATACATGATGGAGAAGAAAAAAGGTCTCGATGGTAAAGCTTGTTGGAAAGGATACAAGCAAATGGGCACCAAGATGAAGGGTGGCAAGCGTGTTGATAACTGCGTTAAGGAATACTTTGAGAAGGACCCCAAGTCTGGCAAGATGGTTAAGAAGCACAACTGTGCAAAGAAAGTCAAGAAAGAAGGTCTTGAGTACACTGTCATCCCTGGTGAGCACACCATGCTTGAGGATGGAACAGTAACTCACTATGATATTATGAGAGAGACCACCATTCTCCATAATGTACCTGTAGAAGACCTTGAGATCATGATCAGTGAAGTTCATGAGCACGTTGTTAACGACGCAAAGAACAGAGAAGTTCTTGGTGAGAAGAAACTTGATCCTGTAGGCAAGGAAGACAAGGACGTTGACAATGACGGTGATCATGACAAGTCCGACAAGTATCTACTTGCTCGCCGCAAGAAAGTCTCCAAGATCATCAACACCAAAAAGAAGATGAAGGAGCAGGCAGAGCTTCGTGGGGAGATTGAAGAAGAAAAAAAGTGAAAGCCGCTTCCGTCGAAGTGATGCCTGACATCAAAGACGGAGCGGAAGATGCTTCTGCTAAAAAGAAGCATAAGAAGTATGTTCTCGGTGCCGTGAAGAAGCAGCAAAAAGAGTCAGTTGAACTCGATGAAGTCGCTCCTCCTGGTAAGAAGTACGAAAGGATGGTAAAGCACATTAAGAAGAACTATCCTAAAGATAAAGAGGGTATTGCATACGCTACTGCGTGGAAGCATAAGAACAAGAATAAATAATAGGGCACATTATGCCCTTAAAATCATGCTTGCATTTCTACTTCCACTTGCATCAAAAATTATTTCTGATGCAGTATCTAAAATTCCCGATAACGAAGAACTAGGTGAGAAACTAATCGACATTTGTCTGGTTATTCTAGGCAAAGCAGTTAAACTCACGAAGACTGATATGGATGATCAACTTCTAGAAGTTGTCTCCGCTGCTATTAAATCAAGAGAGGAAGCACCTGCAGAAGGTGAATGAATATATTGGGAGAGGTACGCCTCTCCCATTTTTTATAAATATATACTAGGTAAATTAACGCGCTGGAAAAACCATGTCCTTATACGGAAGAACGGACAGTGCTGACAACGTGACGAAAGCAAGTCGCGGTATTGCAGCATCTGCTCAAGCAAAAACTATTGTATTTGTAGATAACCAAGAAGCGGCCTTGAAAGAGAACAAGGATCGTGGTATCAATGCCCCTGGTTGGTGGTCATACTACACCTATACTGATGGCGAAGGTAACGTCCGTCATAAGGCAGAGCATCTTGTAACCATCGCTAATCCTGATCTCAACTCTAACGAGACTCAACCAGACGACGCAATCGCAGCAGACTTCGCTATCACTATTGATAACCAACCACAAGCTGCTTCTGTATTGACTGGTGATCCCGCACAGTTTGTTGTTGCTGCGGTATCTCGCCCAGCAGGTGGAACACTATCCTTCCAGTGGCAAGAAGATCAAGGACTTGGATTTGTTAATGTCGTAGATGGCGGAGTATACAGTGGTGCTACTGGTGCAACCCTTGACATCTCTGATGCTACAGGATTTGATACTTATCAGTATCGTGTAGTCATCTCTGTTGTTGGTGGTGCTGATGTCACCTCTGATGCTGCTCTGCTCACCGTTGCTTGATGAGTAAATGCTATTTGATGAGTTGACCCCAGACAACTGGGTAATGTTTGCTATTAAACATTATAATAATCCTAATTCTGTTACCTTTGATGACTTTAAGAAAGATCTAAATAAGATTAAGTACATCAAAAGGTTGTTTCGTCGCTATGAAACTCATGGCGAATTGAAGACTCATCTTATATTAAATCATGTCATTGTGATGTATAATGTATTTGATGATGCTGCTACGCCTCTACTCTTCTATAAGATAGAGGCGACACACTGGCCAGCACTAAAAGCATTTATGCTTGTACTTAATCGTCTACCTGAATCTTTAAACGAAGAAGTTGATCAAGAATGTCTGAAGGAACTAAACCTAATTTGAATGAAATGATGGCAGGCAATGGTGCTGGTCTGCAGATTCCACCTGCTTTTGTATTTGTCAATCCTAGATCGCATCGTCGCTATAAAAAAGCAAATCAAGATAAGGTAGATGGTCGCACCAAGGGTGCAAAATCTATGCTCTCTCGTATACAGTCCCGTAAGAAAATGAAAGAAGAACTAGAAAAAACTATTTCTGAAGCTGCACCCTCGGAGACCGAGAGAGCGCAGAAGCAGATCGGTCAGATGAAGAAACTGAACCGTGCTAAAGATCTGCAGAAGAAGCGCGACGAAGCAAAGAAGAAGATGCAGTCCAAGACGAAAGAAATGGACGTTCTTATGAAGGCTCGTATGGCAGACTTCAAAAAGAAAGCATCTGATCAAACCAAGAAACTCAAGAAAGAAGAAACTGACGTGACTACTAACATGATTACTGAAAACACTGCACAAGTGGACGCTCTGGAAGTTGCATTAGAAGTTGCAACCTCGGAACTCAACCCAACAGGAGAAGCATCATTCGCCAAGATCACCTTTGGTGATGGATCGCAACAGAACCTGGACAATTTTTCAGCGAAGCGTATCGCTGCTTGTTATGCACAGCTGCCTGATGAGCAACAGACCCAGTTCCGCTACATGCTGAACAAAGACGCTGCTACTTATCAATCCGCTCTTGACTTTGCTATCCGTAACGTTTGATAGAGGAGCGACATGGCCTTTGGTCTTGGTAAACTAGCAGTTTTGGAAAGTAAACTGGGAATTTATGAAGATCTCTCTAAAGAGATGCTTGACAAGCTTGAGAGAGCGGTAACAACTATCTCTGACAACAGCAACAAAATTGCTATTGTATTGGAGCGTCATGAAAATCGTCTGGATGATAGTGAAAGATCGGATCAACTCATCATTAAAATGATTGAGGAGATGAAAAAGCAAGAGGAAAAAAATCATAATATCTTGCACGAAAGAATCGATCGCATTCAAAAGAAAGTTGATGCGAATCAGAAGTTTGTGGTCGGTGCAGGTGCTGTGCTTGCCACTCTTGTGGCGGTTGGACAAGTGGTTGGACCTATGTTAAGACCCTTGACTAACATACAAACCAGTGGTATCATGGGATCAGTGAATCCTGTGGTCCGTGAGCTATCTTGACGTAAAGTATATCAGCATGGTTTCTGCCTCTCTTCAGAGGTTTGAACGCAAGAAAGAAGGACTGTATAACTTTCGTTGTCCATACTGTGGTGACTCCCAGAAGCGTAAGGACAAGGCACGGGGGTATCTGTTTAAGAAGAAGAATGATTATGTTTACAAGTGCCACAACTGTGGTGCAGGTAGGACTTTTACTAACTTCCTGAAGGATCAGAACAAACTTCTTTACGATGAGTATGTCCTGGAACGATATAGGGAGGGGTTGACTGGTAAGAATACTCAAACTGCATCACCCAAGTTTGAATTCAAGAAGCCAGTCTTCAAGAAATCAGAACAAGATATCAAACTGCAAAAGATTTCGGAGCTAAATACTTCTCACCTGGCGAGGCAATATCTAGAGCAACGAAAAATTAAAGATCTCGATTACTTCTTTTACTGTCCTAAATTTAAGGAGTGGACCAATCAACAGAAAGAAACCTTCTCTGACATGAGAGGTGATAGTCCACGTATTATTCTGCCTCTATACACAGCAGACAAAAAACTATTTGGTTTTCAAGGTAGGTCACTATCTAAAGCAACGAAACTACGGTACATCACGGTTATTCTTGACGAGAATCAACCGAAACTTTTTGGTCTTGATAAGGTAAACACTAATGAAAGAGTATACATATGCGAAGGTCCTTTCGACTCAACGTTCATTCGCAATTCGATTGCTATGTGCGGAAGTGATGTTCTACTTCCTAGTGGGTTTGCTAGCGATTGCTGCTATGTTTATGATAACGAACCCCGAAACCCACAAATCGTCAACCGAATCCGTAACTCAATCAATCAAGGCAACTCCGTAGTTATCTGGCCTAAATCAATCACACAGAAAGACATCAATGACATGGTTCTTCATGGACATGACGTTCAATCTGTGGTAGAATCCAATGTATATCAAGGATTAGAAGCAACTCTTAAACTGAACGAATGGAAAAAGGTATGAGCATCAATGTTGTAAAGCGAGACGGTTCACAAGAACCTCTCAACTTGGATAAGATTCATAAGATGGTCGATGAAGCATGTAAGGGACTTGGTGGTGTCTCTGCATCGCAGGTAGAAATGAACTCGGGCATCCAGTTCTATGACGGTATCACCACCGAGGCTATCCAAGAGATCCTGATTCGTTCTGCTTCTGATCTGATCGACCTGGACCATCCTAACTATCAGTTCGTCGCTGCTCGCCTGCTGCTATTCGGTCTGCGTAAGCAAACTTTCCACAAGAACATTTGGAAGGAAGGTATGCCTTCTGTCTTTGATGTCGCGGCTTATAATGCTACAGTTAATAAAGTCTACGATGAAGAAATCCTAGATAAGTATAGCGATGAAGATTGGATCAAGATTGATAGTTGGATTGATCATGATCGTGACTACCTGTTTACCTATGCTGGTCTTCGCCAGGTAGTGGACAAGTATCTTGTTCAGGATCGTAGTGGTGGAGATGTCTATGAGACTCCCCAGTACATGTATATGATGATTGCCTTGACTCTCTTCGCAGAATACCCCTTGTCTACGAGACTCGATTATGTCAGACGATACTACAACGCAATCTCAAAGCACAAAATCAACATTCCCACACCTATCATGGCGGGAGTGCGAACTCCACTTCGACAATTTGCTAGCTGTGTTCTTGTTGATTCTGATGACACCCTCGATAGCATCTTTAGTTCTGATATGGCTATCGGCAGATATGTTGCACAAAGGGCGGGCATCGGTATCAACGCAGGCAGAATCCGTGGCGTCAACAGTAAGATCAGAGGTGGAGAAGTCGCGCACACGGGTGTTATTCCATTCCTCAAAAAGTTTGAGAGCACTGTCAGATGCTGCACTCAAAATGGCATTCGAGGTGGAAGCGCAACTGTCCACTTCCCAATCTGGCACCAAGAAATCCAAGACATCATTGTCCTAAAGAATAACAAAGGAAGCGAAGATAACCGTGTCCGAAAACTCGACTACTCAATCCAACTCTCCAAACTCTTCTACGAGCGATTCATCACGGATGGAGACATCACGTTATTCTCACCTCACGATGTCCCAGGTCTTTATAATGCTTTTGGCACTGACAAATTTGATGATCTCTATACGCGCTATGAATCTGATGAATCGATTCCAAAGAAAACTATCAAAGCTCAAGCACTCATTCTGGACCTCCTGAAGGAGCGAGCAGAGACTGGTCGGATGTATCTGATGAACATCGACCACTGCAACAGTCACTCTTCCTTCAAGGACAAGGTGAACATGAGCAATCTGTGCCAGGAGATCACCCTGCCTACAGATCCTCTTCAGCATATTGATGGCGAAGGTGAGATTGCTCTGTGTATTTTGTCTGCTGTCAACGTAGGCAAACTAAAGTCTCTGGATGATATGGAAGAGCTGTGTGATCTGGCTGTTCGCGGTCTGGAGGAATTGATTGATTACCAACAGTACCCTGTAAAGGCAGCAGAAGCGTCTACAATCAACCGTAGGTCTCTTGGGGTTGGGTATATCGGTCTTGCCCATTACCTCGCCAAGCAGGGCGTATCCTATGACGATCCTGAAGCACTTAAGAAAGTACATGCCCTTACAGAGTCTTTCCAATACAATCTTCTGAAAGCATCTAATCAGATTGCTATCGAAAAAGGAAAGTGTGGTTACTTTGATCGCACCAAGTATGCAGACGGTATTCTGCCAATTGATACATACAAGAAAGACGTAGATGAACTGGTGAACCCAGAGTACAATTATGATTGGGAGACTTTACGATCCAGCATCGTCGAACATGGACTACGACACAGCACACTGTCCGCACAAATGCCTTCGGAGAGCAGTTCCGTTGTGTCAAATGCAACCAATGGAATCGAACCACCTCGCGGATACTTGTCCGTTAAAAAGAGCAAGAAGGGACCCCTTAAACAGATTGTACCGCAGTTCAACACTCTCAAAAATAATTATACTTTACTGTGGGACATGCCTAATAATAGCGGCTATATCAACGTGGTCGCAGTCATGCAAAAGTTCTTCGACCAAGCCATCAGTGGAAACTGGTCTTACAATCCAGAGAACTACCCCAACAATGAAGTCCCAGTGTCCGTAATGGCGGGTGACTTTTTGAATACATATAAGTATGGTTGGAAGACATCTTACTACCAGAACACCTACGACAATAAGAGCGATGAAGTAGAGGAACCAAAAGAAGAGAAACAATCTATCGAAGACCTATTAAATAAAATTCTAGACACCGAGGAGGAAGCTTGTGACAGTTGCGCGATTTAGAGTGACGGAACCCAAGAGACCAACAGGTATGACCGTGTTCAATACGAACAAAGTTGATACCACCAAGCAGAAGATGTTCTTTGGTGCCCCTCTTGGGGTCCAAAGATATGATCAGTTTAAATATCCAGTCTTTGATAAACTAACCCAGACACAACTGGGTTATTTCTGGAGACCAGAGGAGGTGTCACTACAAAAAGATCGTGCAGACTATCAAACACTTCGCCCCGAGCAAAAGCACATTTTCACTGCTAACCTTAAGTACCAGATCCTCCTGGATTCTGTACAAGGGCGTGGTCCTGGGATGGCTTTTAGTCCTTTCTGTTCATTACCTGAACTTGAGGGTGCCATGAACATCTGGCAGACTATGGAGATGATTCATAGTCGCTCCTACACATACATCATCAAGAACGTATACCCAGACCCCACCGAGGTGCTGGACACCATCGTTGATGATGATCGTATCCTGGAGAGGGCCAAGAGTGTTACTGCAGCATACGATGAGTTCTTACAAGCATCCCAGGAGTGGGGTGCTGGCAACCGTTGGGAACAGGCATTAGAGCAGGTTGATTCTGCACAGTGGGAACTCAAGGAACTCAAACGTAAACTCTACCGTGCTGTAGTCAACGTCTATATCCTTGAGGGTATTCGTTTCTATGTTTCCTTTGCATGTTCTTTCGCTTTTGGTGAACTGAAGATGATGGAGGGCAACGCCAAGATCATCGGACTGATTGCTCGCGATGAGTCGCAGCACATGACTATCACCCAGAACATTATCAAGAAGTGGTTGGAAGGTGATGATCCTGATATGCGTGAGATTGCCAAGGAGGAAGAGGAGAACATCATTGAGATGTTCAAACAATGTGTGGAGGAAGAGAAGAACTGGGCGGAGTATCTGTTCAAAGATGGCAGCATGATCGGACTGAATGATAAACTACTCTCCAAATATGTTGAGTGGATTGCTAACCGTCGTATGAAGTCAATCGGATTAAAACCGATCTTTGATGTCCCAGCAAACAATAACCCTTTACCATGGACAGAGCACTGGCTCAATTCCAAGTCTATGCAAGTAGCACCACAGGAGACAGAGGTTGAGTCTTATGTCATTGGTGGTATCAAACAGGACGTTAGTGAAAGTACATTTGCTGGATTTAAATTGTGAATTTCGTTGAATATAATGATGTGCTGCCTTTCGGACAGCACAAGTGGTTCAAGGAAATAGTTGAGGGAAAAGATTTTTCATGGTTCTTTAATCAAGACTCTGCTTATTCCAACGCTTATATAGAAAATAAAAATCCATCGTTCTCTAGAACAATTTGTGAATCAGAAACAAAATTTCAAGACACATACTTGTCTAACAAATTTGAACTGATCT